CAAAGAAGGCGGCAAGCTGAGTTTGCGTAGCTGATTTATTCAGTTTCATGAAGCCTCCACTGTGCCGCCAGTCCAAGATGTGTTGTGATAACTACTCTCATGATTCCCCTCCTATGCTGCTTTTGATTGCTGCCTGTACTTCGCTAACAGGTTGCTGTCTTCAAGCAGCCGATTGTGCAGCTCGCTGATAGCGTCGATGTGATACGCTTTGATCACGCCGTATGCAGAGTCTTCAATGTCTTTAACGTCAAGATCCATTTCAGCCGATATCGCTTTCAGCTTTTTGCCGACCTGCTGGTACATCACCTTGGTGATTTCAAAAACTTCGCCCAGCCAGTCAATAGACTTAACCGCTTTCCAGTCGCGACCGTCGCCGATCTGTTCCGCAAGCTTGTTTGCTCTTCGCGTCTCCGCAGATGCTCTTGCCATCGCAGACGCTTCCCGGCTGCTGCCGATCTGTGCCTTGGTGCGGATAGCCTCATCGCGCTCTTCTGCAAGCTTTGCGGCAAGTCTTAGAGCCTCCGGCAGTGATTTCGGCAGGGTAATGCCTGGCTGAACTCGCATTTCATAAAACGCCTTGACCAGCTGCTTTTTGAAAGCCCGCACAACGTCGTTATTTCGCATGTAGGTAATCAGCAACGTTGCTTGCTGTTCGTTGAGCAGGGCAATTTCGCGCTGCTGCAATCCTCCGGCGGTTTCTAAGGGTTGGATTTGAAATCCGACCCTTCCAAAGTCTTCAAGGTCATCTTTGTTATCGCGAACAAGCCGGATAACCGTTGCGTGGTCATAACCAACGCCGTCAGCAATTGCCATCGACGTTGTTACCGCCTCGCCGCTTTCGATTGTCACTATGTTTGTCATTTCGCCCTCTGCTATGGCAATTCCAATATCGTGGAATAATCATGGCATAACGCGGACGTATTGTAAACCACTATAGTGGAACTATTTTATATTTTCTATGAATTCAGATGCCGTCTGTATTCTTTGTATTGTGGAGTCAATCAGGATGGCAAAAACATCGGGATGGATATCTGTAATATCCTGCGATTTCAGATGAAGCAATAGCGCCTCAGCTTCACCTAAAGCCTGTTCAGTTTGCGTGCGTGTGGGATGCATATCTATCTCCGCGATTGGTTAAGTCGCGAAAGTATAGACTGACGTTTGCGTCATATTTCCTGATTAAGTATCAATATCAAAAATAATGGTTTTTTGGCATATTTGAATTCTGCAATGCAACCTGGTCGCGCAGATACGATAAAACCTTGTCTCTTGATGTGGCTTCCAGCCTGCAAAACAATGCGCACACCTCATTAATCGGCGCGTCATCACCGCTCTGATACTTATCATCAGGCATAAGCATGTACCACAGCGGCTCGCCCAGAGATTCGGCTATTGCTTCGGCTTTATCCAGGCTGACATTGCTTTTTTCTCCGGCGTTTTCGACATAACCGATTGTGGACTTGCCAACGCCAGCCTTTTTACCCAGCCCAGCCAACGTAAACCCTAGTCGCTCGCGTTTTGCAGCGACGCGCTTGCCAAATGTGTATTTTGCTCTCATGGACACCAACCCCTGTCACGCCGACTTGTTTCCATTATGTCACTCTTGACTTCCACAATGGTGGAAAGTATGCTGTCCAATAAAGTGGAAATAGAAATGGAAACGGTCATGTATAAGCAAATAATCAAACGCCTGATTGCTCATAAAAAAAGCAAACAAATCACATGGCGAGAAGTCGCCGAAAGAACGGGGCTGACGTATTCGCACATAACAAAGCTTGCGTGCGGGGAAAAAAGCAACCCAACAGCAAAAACAATGCAAGCCATCGAAGACTACCTCAACAGCGAAGAACCCAAAGCCGCATAAGGAAAATGCCATGGCACACATAGACCCCAAAGCAAAAAAGGAAGTCCGGTTCAGGGTCAATCTGAACCACTATCAAGCCGCTGCTGTAGAAGCCTTGGCCGCTCTGCACAGGAAGCAAGCGGCCTCTTTTTTGGCTGAAATTATTGAGGCTCATCTTGAGTCCTACGCTACCGAGAATAACAACAATATAAACCGTTGCGCGTGACCAAACGCCAGCCAAAAAAACAGGGTTTACCAATGCCGCAGTACGACATAACGCTAACACCAGAGCGCACGGAACAGCTCTGCGAGATCGCGAGGGATCGAGGCATATCAATAGATCAGGTCGTGAGTGAGTTTGTTCAGTCACACATGGTCAATCTAAATAAAATCACCCGTTTTGTGGCCAAAAAAGGGCCACGAAAGGCAGTCAAAAATGATTCAGCGAATTATGGAGTCTGAGAGTGAATAGGCCGGACGTATTTATGCCGCTATATATCGGCGATTACCTCGCCGGAACATCTCGATTGACGGTCGAGCAGCATGGCGCGTACCTGCTACTGATAATGGACTACTGGATGAACGGCCCGCTCCCGGATAGCGACCAGGTGTTAGCAAACATCACCAGAATGAACGCTGAGCAATGGGAATGCTCCAAGCACATCCTCAAGCATTTTTTTAGAATAGAAAATGGATGCTGGAAGCATAAAAGGATCGAAGAAGAGCTTGCTCAAGCGTCTGCTAAAAAGGCAATGGCCCAAGAGAAAGCGACAAAAGCAGCTTCGGCAAGATGGAAAAACGGCAAAAACAACAACCAAAATGCTCCAAGCAATGCTCCAAGCATAAAACAAGCAATGCATGAGGAATGCCCTTCACCTTCACCTTCACCTTCACCTTCACCAATTAAAGATGTTTTAAAACACTCTTGTCCGGCTGAAGCCGAACCGGTGTCAGATAAAACTAAAAAAAATCATGAAGTCGCAAGGCTTGTTATTTCACACCTCAACAGCGTGTCAGGGAAATCATTTAAAACAGTGAAGTCAAATCTTCGGCTGATAAGTGGCCGGCTGTCTGACGGTAACAGCTACCAGGACCTTGCGCTCGTTGCCGAGCACAAGGTTTTTGAGTGGGCAAAAGACCCAAGAATGCGCCAGTACATCCAGCCTGCAACGATCTACGGCGCGGAAAAGTTCGACGGCTACCTGCAAGCGGCCATTGAGTGGGATAAAAACGGGAGACAGGCACATGAGCGTAACTGGAATTCAGGCGGCGATAATCAGCAAAAACTCTCAACAGTTGAGCGAAATAGCCGCAAGGGCGCAGAAATCGAAGCAAGACTTATGCGAGAAATCGCAGAAATCGAAGCAGCTGAAAATGACATCGGCAGCTGTTACGAGGTTGTGGACCCGGATGGGCGAGATCTACGGAGCTGCGTGGGTTAATCAGTACGGCGAGAACGGTGGAAGCGGGTGGGCCACGTGGTGCAAAGCGCTTGCTGGCATGAGCATCAACGACATCGCAGCAGGCGTTGAGCGGCTTTTCGACGATCTCCCGCGATACCCGCCAAACCTGCCGCAATTTCGCGACTTGTGTATCGGTAATGTTGCCGAAAAAATCGGGCTGGATAGCGAAGAGGCCGCATACCTTGCGCTGCTTGGGTTTGTTACTAGCATGCCGCCATTCGGCAAGCAAAAGGATTTTAGCGTCCTGCCGCCAGCCATGTACTGGATGTATAAAAATATAAACGCATATTCGTGGGCTCGCATGAATGAAAAGGACTCGCGAACCGTATTCGCTCGGAAATACAAAGAAGCTATCAGGCTTGCAAAGGGTGGGCACGAGTTTGAGCGGCCACCTTTGCAGATAGAGACCGAGGAAGAGCAAAAGGGTCGGGAGCATGCCGAAAAAATGAAAGATCCGATATACGCGCAAAAGTGCAGACAGAAAGGTCTGGATGTTTTGAGGGAATTGCGGGCTGGCATGGGCGCCTAACAGATCACCCAAGCCGTGAGTGGGGCTAATAACCTCGGCAGTTCGGCACCCGCTCCTTGTCTCGAAATCTCACGGGTGTGACGGGCTGGCAGCGGGAAAGACTGCAAACTCTAACAAAAACAGAGGGGCGGAAATGACAAATGATCAGAAAATGGTTTTTGAAGTGTTGGAGCGCGATGAGTGGATCACGCTGGATGAAATCGCTCTCCAGCTGCATGTCGGATCTGAGAGGGTCGCTGTCGCTCTGGCGTATCTCGTATCGCAATCGGCTGTGGTACGAGACGCAAGCACGATCCCTGCAAAATACCGAAGGTGGTGAGCGATGAACGATAGATTAATGGTTTCAGTTTTAATCGGCGGATTTTGCGCTTGTGTCTGGCTCTCGGCGTGGATCGTGACTCTGTGAGTGAATTAAAAATTACGGTCAACGATGCAAAGGACGTACCCGGCAAGCTGGCGCAGATATTCGACCTGGTTAGCAGAGGCATCAAAGGCGGTCCTGTTGTGGTGACGCTCGGGCGCGAAACTAGAACGCCGGCTCAGAATCGCAGACTGTGGGCAGTTTTGAGGGATGTTGCCGGGCAAGTTGAGTGGTACGGGCAAAAGCTGTGTGAAGAGGACTGGAAACACGTTTTTTCATCGGCGATCGAAAAACAGCAAGCGGTTCCCGGCGTGAATGGCGGCTTTGTTGTGTTGGGCGTTTCGACTCGCGGCAAGAGCAAGCCATGGTTTTCTGACCTGTTCGAGCTGATAAACGCTTTCGGGGCCGAGCATGGCGTCAAGTGGTCTGATCCGGCATTAGAGGCATTTGATTATTACGGAGAGGCGCAGTCATGAGATCAAACGCACTACGAGAATCGGCAAGAGGCGAGGTTTGCACATTGCAAATCGTCGGCCTCTGCAACGGCGACACAGAGACAACGGTTTTAGCACACCTGCCCGATGAGTCCGGCGGGATGGGCAAAAAAAGTGACGACATTAGCGTTTGTTATTCTTGCAGTTCGTGCCATGACGCAATTGATCGGCGCTTTAAATCGGCAGAGCTCGAATCAGATAGGGAGTGGTACTTGCGCCGGGCAATGGTGAGAACGTGGCGGCGATGGATTGAGATCGGATTGGTAACAGTTAAGGGGCTGAAATGAGCGAGTCAGAAATCATCGAGCGACAAAAGCAAGAGATATTGCGGCTGGGCGGAATGCTAAGCGCTGCCAAGGAGGTGGCGGCGCGTTATCAGGATGCGCTGAGAGTAGCAGAAAACAGATTGAAAAAAGTGATGGAGGCGGTAACAAAATGAGCAGCATTGCGTTTAGAGAAGATGACGTAATCACGTCAAAGAGCCAAAAAGACGCGCACAGAGCGAGACTGGCTGCCGACATAGAGTCGTTTATGGCTAAAGGCGGCGAGATTGTCACTTGTGCCGCCGGTAGCGAGCAGGTCGAGCTGGTAGATCTTGACTGGTTGTCGCGTCAAACAGGGCTGGCTCCGCTGCAACTGAGGGCGGCTCAAATCAATGGCGTCTGCTATGGTGTGGCGTTGCCGCCAGTGCATAGCTACAGCGCCAGAGCTGGCGACTGGCGCGGCAGAGAGGCGCATTTCCGCAAGACCGATGCGCTGAAATTCATTGCTCTGTACCGGAGTGCTCGCAGTGCCTCTGTTTGATATCGAGCCGATGCCGAAGCCAAGGATGACGCAATCTGACAGGTGGAAAAAGCGCGATTGCGTCATCAGATACCGGAATTTTAAAGACCAGTGCCGGGCGCACGGCGTTAACGTTCCGGAGTCGGCAAGCGTTGAATACACTATCCCGATGCCTGCGAGCTGGTCGCAGAAAAAGCGTGAGCAGATGCGCGGGAAGCCGCACAGGCAAAGGCCGGATCTGGACAATTTGGACAAGGCTCTACTAGATGCCGTGCTGACCGAGGACTCGCACATCTGGCAACTGCATAGCCGCAAGGTGTGGGGCGACACTGGGCAAATATACATCACTGAAATATCTGAGGAGTTTTGATTATGAGTGCAAAATGCAAATCAAAAACGTGCGAGAACCCGCGGAACGGGCACTTAACAGACGACGACTATGCGCTGATGAGCGACATCAAAAAGGACGGCACACAGAGCCGCGCGACAACGTGCAGGCTATGCAAAAGCAAATACGTTGCCGCCTGGCGAGCAGGACACATCAATCGACTGGCACGCGCAGAAAATAGACATCTCACGGATTGGAGCGAATTTACAAAGTGCGCATGGGACGTTAAAGCGGCAAACAGTGTCATTCGCGGCATGATGTGAGATGCCACGACGAAGCTAATAAAATTTTGGATATGACAGATAGAGCGGAGCAGGTGCGACATTACAAAGCCCTGTCGCCAGAACTAAAAAAAACGGTCGGGGAGTTGGTCAAAATTGCAAACAGCGCGGAGCGGTTTTACAGATTCCCGGCGTGGCGAGTGACACATAAAAATCAAACTGCCTGGTCATTACACCAATCGACAAAAGCAAATCGTGCGGACTAACAGAGCACAAACGGCACAGCGGCATCGGCAGACAACACTAATAATCAGCGAGGCATTATGAGCGAGCGAGTAAAAATGATGTTAGCAAAAGCGGCTGTAAAGTCTCCAGGGATAGAACCACACATTCCAGGTGGACGTGCGCCGCTCATAAATGGACTGGATGTAATGGGCGCTATGGCTGGATGTCCAAAGATTGGTAGTTATGTCTGTTTAGCAAAGTATTCGCGTGATACTAATGCGCGGGTAAAAGCTATTAATTTGCTGGTTCACCCGCTACTGATGATGGGTGAGAAAAGTCTGATTGAGCAAGAGGACGCGCAGAAGTTGTCAGAAATCATTGTGGATTTTGAAGTTGAGCCAGGATTGGACCGTTGCCCAAAGTGCCAAGGGAGAAAAGAGGTCATCGTTCGAGGGTTGCTGCAACCGTGCAAGCGATGCGATGGGGCCGGGCGCGTAACATTCAGTGAATCGAAACTGGCGGAACTGTGCGACATAGACAGGCACACATTTAGAAATCGGAAGTATATCGATCTGTTTAAGTTCTTTCAGGCAAAGGTTGGGGAGTGGGAAACCAGCACGCTATACATCATGGATGCGAAACTATTTGGCGAGAGGGTGGCGGTGTGAAAGTTTATTTTGACGATGATGGTACGTTAGTAGTGGCGGCGGAAAATAACACAGAAATGATTGCATTGACCGCCTGGGATGCAGAGCAAGGCCCGTTTCTTCTTCTGCCGAAGGAGCACCTGGTGGGGATTAATTGCGTAGGGGGAAATAAAATAAAGTGTTGACAGGTGCGATACGAGTGAGATATAGTTAAATCGTACCTTGAGTACACCAACTAATCAGCCCCTTCAATGAGGGCGTAAGTAAGGATAAACATCATGACCACATTAAATATTCTTTTCAACGCTTCCGAAAAAACAGAAAGATTCCCAGTCTATTGCAAATACCCTGGGCAGTTTAATGCCCAGCCAGCATTTATAACGCTTGATCTTGAAGATGGCGACATTGATGCTGATTACACTAGCGAGATAGGCAATGCAGTACCTGCACGTGTCTGGCACGGCATCGTAATCCGGTTTGCAATCAACCCACAATCAACAGCGGATCAGATCGAACAGATCATTAATGATAACGCTGAAGCATTCCAGCAGATACTGGATGGCGCTGATGTGGTGTGGGACGGCAATAACTATGTCGGTAAGCTGAACGCAGAGGCTCAAGAAGTCTACGAAAGATTGGACGACTACGGAAACGGCTTTTGCTGCGACCACGAGGGCGGCATGATTGACGATCTTGGCGAGTGGCTGGATGGCAGAGGATATCTACCGGAGGGCAAGAGTTTCGACGAGTACGCACAAGACTTGTTGGATTGTGATGGTGATAATGGATATTTCTTTAGTTCGTCTTTCAATGATGTTGATTCGATGAAATCCGAATTGCTGGATCTTTGGGCAGATGCACTATACAGCGGTGACGATATTCCGGCCAATGTTGCGAAACTCCTCATCGACAATCACACTTGCGATGATAGCGAGTGGATGGAAGAGTTAAGGGAGTTTGCTAACGCATAAATAAAACATGGGGCGAAAGCCCCTTTTTTGGGGGAATTATGGCTATTAAAAAATCAGTACGCTTGGTGGATGAAACCATCAAGCTATGCAAAATCTTAACGCAAAACGGCGAGACCAACTGGTCTGGGTCGCTGAACTCTCTCGCACAGAGATACAACATACTGATAGCGGCGGTAATGCCGGAGCTTGCAGAAGGTGAGAAGCTGGCGCTATGCCAGGCATACAATGGGCATATGTTGGCGGATGATGTGATGCAAGAAGTTGCCGGGCTAGATTGGCAGGTAAGTGAGGCGATTAAGTACGACGGGAATGTGGCCGAGCTGCTAACGCACCACGGCATTGATCACGAAGAGTTTAAGGCAAAGGCGCGGGGATGGAATGCAGCGGAGCGGTTAGCGGTCATTGATATGACTCAAAGGTTTTGGGAAAAACCTGTATGAAAACACAGCAATACTAGCTTTACGCAAAAATAGGGGGTAAAATCCCCATAATTGCAATAAGTCAACCCAAAGCTCGGATAGTCAAATATCCGGGCTTTTTTTTTGCTCAAAATTTGGAGTTAGGCAGTATCCATGCAGCGAAAAAAAACCGATTACATCGTGGTGCATTGTAGTGCGACAACGACAAGTATGGACATTGGCGCGGAAGAAATACGCTACTGGCACAAGGCTCGTGGATGGAAAGACATTGGTTATCACCTGATCATCAGGCGCGATGGCTCGCTAGAGATTGGTAGAGCACTCAATTCAGTCGGCGCACACGTGTACGGCCATAATCATTGTAGTGTCGGTATCTGTGTTGTAGGCGGTATTGACGATGATGGCAAAGATGAGAACAACTTCACAGAAGCTCAATTCACCACGCTACGAAGCATCATAGATGAAATGCAGACGAGATACCCTGGCGCACAATTGATGGGTCATAGAGATTTCCCGGAGGTGGCAAAGGACTGCCCGTGCTTTGATGTGCGGGGTTGGTATGGACAACACGGATAATCGGTTGCTCAGGATCGAAAACAAGCTCGACAAGATACAAGAAGTGCTTGTCAGTATGGCAAGAATCGAAGAGCGGCAAGCGAACAACGAAGAATTGACGCAGATCATACTTAAAAAACTCGAACGCTTTGCCGGGCGCGTTGAAAAAATCGAGGTGGCAGTCTCTCAAAATAGTGTTTGGACGGGAGCCTTTGCAAAAGTCGGCTGGCTCATCGTTGCTGCGTTTGTCGGCGCATTGGTTAAGGGGTGGTTATGAGTTGGCTGTCTGGTATCCCTATTATCAGTGATTTGATCGAGCTAGGCTCTAGCTACATCAAAGGTAAGCAGCAAAAGCAGATAGTTAGAGTCGAAGCCGAATCCAAGGCCATGCTGATTGCGGCAGAGAGTGTGGCGAGCTGGGAGCAGTTGCAGGCGAAGGCGGCAGAATCCAGCTGGAAAGATGAGTATTTAACGCTGATTCTATCCGCGCCTTTTCTTGCATCGTTCTTTCCTAGCGCTGTGCCGTACATCATTGCCGGGTTTGATGCGATGGCAAAAACTCCCGAGTGGTATCAGTGGTCATTCATGGCGGCAATTTGTGCGTCGTTCGGGATTAAGGGATTAAAAGGGGTGCTGGGAAAATGACAGAATTCATAATCGCGATCATTTTGATAACGATGTGCTCTATTTTTGATAAGTGCCGTGGGTCAAAAGAACTGACCATTATCAGCAATTTCGCCGAGGCCATGCTCATGGGCGCATGTCTGGCGTTGCTCGCTACTATCTACAGCGACTATGGACTGTCTGAAACGGCCGCAATTACGCTCGGATTTGCCCTGCTTTTCGCGGTCTGTGAATGGCCCGGCTGGGGTGCGCCACTGGGTGCGCTACTTTATGACACTGAGATGGGCAAAACCGGTTTAGAGCGCTGGCAAGTCGGCATTCTAAAAACTAATCCGGTGCTTGCGTTGATTGCGCGAGGCGGGATCTGGGCGTTACCCGCTCTGCTTATGTCATGCTGGTATCCAGAGTTTATTTACATTTTTGTCGCCATGCCGGTCGCCATGCCGGTCGCCGTTGTAGTGGCGCGCGAGCTGGGCGGCAAATACAAGCACAAAAACACCTGGCAGTTGCAAGAGCTGATCCGGGGCGGCCTGTGCGCAACACTCACTTACATGATGGCACTGGGGGCGACACTATGAGCAATGAAGCGGCGGTAGAGCAAGAGATTCAAGATAAAGGGTTGACTGCACCAAGGTTGACGCCGGAACTAATCGATAAAGCGGTAAAGGACAAGGCTTTCCATGTCTTCGGTGACACCTGCTTGACTGTTTGTTGCCTGACACTGCAAAACGGATTCGCAGTGACGGGCGAGTCAGCCTGCGCAAGCCCTGCGAACTTCAATAAAGAACTGGGCGAGAAAATAGCTTTTGAAAATGCGCGAAACAAAATCTGGATGCTGGAAGGCTATCTATTAAAGCAGCGGCTATTTGAGGGCTGATCAATGAGCTACATCATAGCTTTTTGGATTGTCGTCATAGCATCAGCTGCATTCACGCCTGCAAACTCGGCGTTAGGATTATATTCGCGGCACTTGCTGATGACTGCAACGCAGTTTCTAAACACCCTGACCGGCGGACATCCAGATCAATCTTTTTCAGGCCGCTGTGGAGTGAATCGCCGAAAGCACAGAAATCAAGGTGTTTGGGCGCTACTTGCTGACACTATAGATCGACTGTTTTTAATGCTCAGAGATGAGCATGATCATTGCAACAACGCGATCGAGCACGATAGGCCAAGCACTGTGAATTACCCCTCTGGCTGGGCTGGCTGGGTGTCAATCGCGGGAGCGCTGTTTGCAGTGCATGTTATTGCAGTGCTGGCGGAGCAAATCTGATGCACGTGCATTTCAAAGTTGAGGAAGAGAGCTGCCGCGTTTACGTCAACGGCAATGCAGACAGCTACGCAAACCGCGAGACATATGACGCAGTCGCACAAATCAAATACTGCGGCGACGACACGGCCTACGTTTACGCCGCGCACGGGCATTTTTCAATACCAGTTTTCCGCGCAATTTTGACGCACTGTGAAACGCTGGGCGCGAAGAAAGTTAAGTGGGAACATAAAAACAAGGATTTGACGCATGAGTCTTGAAACAGCAATAGCGGAGCTAGAATCTGGTCAAAGTCATCAAGAGATGCTTGATCAACTACGCGCTAGAACAGTCACTAAATATGGCATGGCAGCGGGTGCAGAAATCAGCGGTGTCCTGCTGTCTGTCGGACTGCTGTCGCTGGTCGAAGATCAGAAAAACGCGGTTGGTGAACACACTCCACTACGCAATATGTGTATCGCGCTGGAAAAAAGGTTTGGGCCTGATGGTCAGGTCGATCTGTCCGTTGCCAGCAATGTTGCTGTTCTGGATGAGTTTCTGGCGGATGCGACCGTTGCGGCCATGCTGGCAGCGCAATCTATTAATCCAGATGTGGTTAAGGCGGCAATCATGCAGATTGGCCAAACTGTTGAACTTGAGTTTCCCAATATCCGAATGGTAGACGTTGTAAATATCAGAGGTGCTGAATAATGGCTATTACTACTAATGCAGCAATAGAATTTTTTGGCACTCAGGACACAATTACAGGTAGCGGCTCAACTGTTGTAGATGGTGCTTTTGGTGCGGCGGCTACAACATGGACAAATGACGACGATGCGCCTATGGCCTCGGTTGTTTTGTCTGCATCGTACACTACTGCGCCGACTGCTAACAGATCAGTCAATCTCTACCTGTGTCCGCTCAACATCCAGTCTACAAATGATGGCGATGTGCCGGACGCTAATTTTGGACACATTTATGTTGGGTCATTCCCGCTCAACGATGTGACGACTCAGCAATATATTGCGATTGATATTAGACTGCCAAACACGCAAACAAGCCAGCAGTACGACTTTTACATCCAAAACAACGGTGGACAGACTATTGATTCAGACTGGGCGTTGTACATAACGCCTAAAACAATAGGCCCTCACGCCTAACGGGAGTTTTCTATGTTAAAGCTCCCAAAATCGTTTAGTTTTCCTCAGCCAAAAATCAAGCCGACTGGCCTGGTTGAGATTGATTGTGGTAATCCAATTGCAAGAGGCTTAACACGTCTAATCGCGGTTGATGACCTATATGACCCAGCCAACAAAAGCCAATTGATCACCTACGGCACCCAGCAAAAAATCATGGATTTAGATGGCTCGGGTCGATCTTTTGCTGGCGGGAGTGGCCTATTGTGTGGCAACAGGTCGCCGCACAACGGAAGCTTTACCGTGCTGGCTGTTGCAAAGCCCGCATCATTTACTGGGAACGGGAATATCGTCGGCTGTCATAGCGACCTGTCGGGGTTGGCAAATTTTCAGTTTAGAATTACGGCCGGCGCAAAGCTGGAGTTTATCCCATTCGTTGCCAACGCAGCTAAAACATTGACTGGCGCAACGACACTGACAGCTAATAAGTCATACGCATTGGCCGCAACGTATGACGCAAGCCTGACCGTTGCCACGGCCAAGGTTTTTGTTAATGGCGTACAGGACGCTGCTCTTAACGTAACCGGGGCAATGGATACGGATGCCGCAGCGCTCGCAATCGGTACGAGGTTTCGATTAGCGAACGGGACAAACCCCGCCGATTTCTTCACAGGCAATATTTATTTTGTGTTGATGTTTGACCGGTCGTTATCTGCCAGTGAAATCAGGTCATTGTCAGATAATCCGTATCAGATCCTAAAACTTGTTAACGATCTGTACTATTTCCCTGTGCAGTCTGGTGGCGGCGGCCCAAGCACACAAACCCTGCTCGTATCATCCATCGTCACAGGTGAGGCGTTCGGTCAGCCATCTATCAGCTTCAATGCAATAGCGCTGTCAGTGTCCGCCATTGCATCTGGCGAGGCGTTCGGGCAGGTGACAATAGACACGACAAGGCAGCTATTCCCGTCAGGAATCCCTAGCCTGGAAGCGTTCGGGCTGTGCTCGGTTAGCGCTGGTTCAGTGACAATATCCACGCTTGGCATTGCTTCTGGTGAGGCTGTTGGGGTTGTGTCAATTGCGGCAGGTACCTATGTAAGGCCGGACGGAATCACATCTGTCGAGGCGCTTGGACAGCCAGAAGTTCAGGCGCTAAGCGTTGACATTTCCCCGGTTGGCATTGGGTCTCTTGAAGCATTTGGCTTGCCATCGGTACCAAGAGAGGCGGTGACAATTAGCGCTACGGGTGTCAGCTCTTCGGCACTCATTGGCGAACCCATGATTCTGGTTGGCGATGTTACGGTATCGGTCACATCTGCCAATAATGGCGAGGTTATGGGTCAGCCAGAGGTAAGGCTTGCGCAACTATTTATCAGACCGGAAGGCATTTATTCAGGTATGACGTTTGGTCGCGTGGTCATTGTTGGCGGCGATTTCACATACGTTTCCAGTGATTACGCCATTGTTTCGCCAGTTGTGACGGGGGTTGTTCAGTCTGTGGTTACAGCAATCGCAGCGTAAACTGACAGTTTTATTCAATTTACGGGTCGCCTTGTGCGGCTCTTTTTCGTTTTAGAGGGTCAACAAATGAGCGGCTTGTATGACAATGCGCGGGAACTTTTTTTGAAGGGTGATATCTCGTATGACACGGATGATATCAGGGTAAAGCTTGTGGCAACGGCATATACGCCTAACGCTTCAACGCACACGACAGTGTCTGATCTAGGCGCTAACGTAGTTGCAACATCGGGCGCGCTGGCATCGAAAACAACAACGGCAGGCGTTGCGGATGCGGCAGATATTACTTTTACAGCTGTGACGGGCGCTGAATGCTCCTATCTTGTGGCATATCAGCATGTCGCAGGTGACAGCACGGACAAGCTGATAGCTTATATTGATCAAACATCGGACAGTTCGTTACCGGTCACTCCAAACGGCGGTGACATAAACGTCACCTGGGATTCTGGCGCAAACAAGATATTCAAGCTGTAAGGGGCTGATAATGAGTAATGATCTGATTGGTTTTCTTGCTGTGTCGATCGTCATTGTTGCAGTAATTGCGTGGCGTACGGATTGGGCTATGGTTGCGGAGCTCAGAAAAGCGGGGCGCAAGGCAAGGCTCGAAGCGAAGCGAATCAAACTAAGGCTCAAGCAGGACAAGCTGCAAGAGATGAAGCGCAAGCTTCAAAATGAGCTGGAAGAGCTGACAGGTAAAAAATAATGAGAGTGCTATCAAGTGCAGGGAAAAACACGTCCAGCATAGATATAGCCTTCGCAAAGGCTGACGTAGTCATTATTGTAGATGGAACTTTTGATGGTGAGTCGGTATTTATTGAGCGCAAACGCGATGATGGAAGCTACAACCCGCTTGCGGATGGCGAGCTGACATCCAGCAATGAAAAACTGGTCAGGCTATGGCGGGGCGCCGTTATTAGACTGCGGACCAGCAACGGCGCTGGAGCTCCATCCATTGATGCATATGTGATGCAAAGAGATGCATGATGTTGACGTTCAAGCAACGGGGCGGGTACACCGTCAATCACGGTGAGAGCAAATCACCGCGATCAATAAGCAATGCTCCTATCCCTGGACGGAGAAAACACGATGAAAATGACCGGGCTATTAAAGCTATTTTGTGAAGAGTATGTGGCGACTGAAACCTTAGACGCTGGAAAGGCAGCCATTGCGGCAGGCTATAAGGTAAAGTCGAAAGACAATGCCCAAAAAATAGGCTCGAAGAACCTAAAGAAGCCCGCAGTGCAGTCGTATATCGCCGAGCTCATGGCCGAAAGATCCAAGCGCACACAGATTACGGCTGATATGGTGCTGCAAGAGATTGCCAAGGTTGCATTTATCAATCTGGCCGATTTTGTGGACGAAGAAGGGCAAATGTTACCGCCTGGCCGGATCAAGCGCGAGCACATGGCGGCAGTGCAGGAGTTTACTGAGCGGGTGGCGGGCGGCAATGATCTGCCCATTGTTGAGCGACGCTACAAGCTGAACGACAAGATGAATGCGCTGGAAAAGCTGGGCAAGCATCTGAAGTTGTTTACTGACAAAGTGGAAACAGAGATCACTACCAAGGGCTCTCTGGCTGATTTGCTCGCAAAAGTAGCGGATGATTAGAACCGAAGAAGTCAAACAAGCTGATATCTACTTAACCAGGTTAGACAACAAAGAGTTAAACAATCCAAAGGATTTGATAAAAGCACTGAATCTGAAGTGGTTTAGGCTTTGTGCGCTATACAAGATCAAAGATAAAGATGGTCGTGTGGTGCGGTTTACGCCGAATGAGGCGCAACGGCAACGGTATATCGATAACCACAATCGAAACGTGATTCTAAAAGCCAGGCAACTTGGCTTCACCACGTTTGAGATGATTGATGCAACGGACGATTGTTTGTTTACGGACAACTTCGCCGCTGGCTGTATAGCTCACACGCTGGACGATGCGAAGGATATCTTTCGTAACAAGATCAAGTTTGCGTATGAGCGACTGATTGAAAGCGAGTGGATGGCGATATTCGACCTGATTGGATTGGCATTCCCTACGCCGACCACAGACAAGAATGAGGGTTATGTTTTCAGCAATGGATCGTCAATCCGGGTGGGTGTTTCATACCGGGGCGGTACATTGCAAAGATTGCACGTTTCCGAGTTTGGCAAGATATGTCGCAAGTACCCGGAGAAGGCGCAGGAGATCGTAACAGGCGCGTTTGAAGCGGTGGCACTTAATGGCGTGCTAACGATTGAAAGCACGGCAGAAGGGCAGGAAGGCTATTTTTATAGCTACTGCAAAGAAGCGCAGGACAGAAAGAAGCAAAAGAAAGGGCTGACGCTCCTGGATTTTCGTTTTCACTTCTATCCGTGGCACGAGAACAAAGACTATCAGATGGACCCTAAGCATGTGGTCATTGATAGTCAAAGCCTGGCGTATTTTGAGCGGCTTGAATCTGATTTCGGAATCAAAACCACGAATAGACAGCGTGCATGGTACGTCAAGAAGTCTGATGTGTTGCAGGACGACATGAAGCGCGAGTACCCAAGCACACCTGATGAAGCCTTTGAGCAGTCAATTGATGGCGCGTACTACGCGACTATCATGGCGAAGATCAGGGAGAAGGGGCAGATTCTCAAGCTCCCATATGATCAGCGGCTACCTGTTTACACGTTTTGGGATCTGGGCCGTAACGATTCGATGGCTATCTGGTTTATGCAGTACGCAAATAACCAGTACCGCATGATCGATTACTACGAAAACAGCGGTGAAAGCCTTCAATTCTACTTGCGCAAGCTAAGGAAAGACTACGACTACCTCTACGGCACAGTGTACATGCCGCACGATGCGGACATTGTGGATCTATCGCAGGGCGACAATAAATCACGCAGACAGATAGCAGAGGATGCAGGCTTTCGAGTGGAAGTGGTGCCAAGGGTGCCGGACAAGCTCGATGCTATCCATGCAGTGCGGGATATTTTGCCGCTGTGCTGGTTCGATGAAGAGAAGTGTGCGCCAGGAATTAAAGCGTTAGATCACTACAGGAAAGAATGGAACGACAAGATGGGGTGTTACAAATCAATTCCCCGGCACGACTGGTCGTCACATGGGAATGATGCCTTCCAGCAGATGGCGCGAGGCTTCCGCATGTATGACGGTATTGATTCATACGAACCGGACTATGACTAATGGCAAAGACAATCGATTGGGCCACGCTCGTTAATCACGCAGCAGGACAGAAACCAAAAGAGCCGACTTATCAATTCGGACAAAAGCAGTTTACTCAAAACCCTAAGCCGCCAGGCGAAAGCACTCACTCAGTGGACTCAAATATAAATCATGGTTGATATCATTCTTGCAGAAGATGACAGCGACATTCAGGCGGAAATGCAGTCTATGGCGTGGTCTAAGCGAATAGGTGAGTGTTTGCACAAGCATTTCCCTGGTTATATGTGGGCCGTCCATGCTGATGTGAAGAACAACATTGCGACCGTGCAAAACCTGGCGCTATCGGGTGAGTTCGGTTTTTACCTGCACCTTGACAAGATCGACAATCACAACAAGAAGATCATTCATGCAGGCGGCGAGATACTGGAGCGTTACCGGGTGTCTCGTTCGGGCATGGATGAAGCACAAGTGCTCGACCTCAAGCGTGATTTGCGCGGTAGTGCCATAGGTGACTTATCATGATGGACGACATTACTACGCTGGATGGATTGCAAGAGCGCTACCAGTCTGAACTTGACGAACTGCAATCTGATTTCGGCACAGATAAAGAACCAGAATATGATGATGATTATTGGTTGTCGATGGCGCGAGATGCGTATGATTCCTCTACCGACTACCTTGATTCAAATATTCGCAAGGATTGGGAAACGGCTATTGCTCACCAGAATGGAGAGCATGCCCCCGGCAGCAAGTACCATACGGACGCATACCGGGCGAGATCCAAGACATTCAGGCCAAAGACAAGGGCGAACAACCTCAACGCCGAAGCACAATTCGCCAGAGCGGTGTTTGCAACCAATGATCTGGTGTCCATTACAGCCATTAATGACAATGACGAGATGCAGGCGGCGAGTGCCGACATTAACCAGCAGTTATTGCAGTATCGGTTAACGCATACCATTCCGTGGTTTCTCACTGTTATGGGTGCGTTTCAAGATGCCCGAGTCTATGGGGTGTGCGCCTCGTACCAGGCATGGGAGTATGACGCTATTGGCGACCAGGTGCGCAAGGATGAGCCGACTATCGATCTATTGCCGCCTGAGAATATCCGGTTTGAGCCTTCCGCAGATTGGCGCGACCCTATTAACACCTCACCTTACATGGTGCGTCTGGTCCCAATGTACGCAGGCGAGGCGAAAGCCAAGGCAGAGGCAAGAGGCTGGCGTGAATACTCGTTAGGCACTTATTGCACCTCCGCCAGTGAAGCGCAGGACGACAGCACCAGAAAGAATCGGGAAGGCAAAGGGCGCATCGATCCCAGTGAATCAGAAGCCCGGCACAATGAATTTGAGTTGATCTGGTTACATGAGAACTATATTCGACTGCCGGACGGTGACGATTACGTTTATTGGACGCTAGGCACTAAGCACTTACTTTCTGATCCGGTGCCAGTACAAGAAATGTATCCCCACCTGGAGTTTGGTGAGCGCCCGGTCGTGTTGGGCTATTGCGTATTAGAAGCCCACAAGAATTACCCGAAATCGCCCACGGCATTGATTGAGCATTTACAAACAGATGCTAACGACATTGCTAACCAGCGCTTTGATAACGTCAAGCTGGTGCTGAACAAGCGTTACTTTATCCGTCGAGGGGCTACCGGTGCTGATCTGCAATCACTGGCGCGTAACGTCCCCGGCGGCACTGTTATGGTGAACGACCCTGTTGGTGATGTGCGCGTGGTGGATACGCCGGATATCACCGGATCTAGCTACCAAGAGCAGGATAGACTTGATTTACAGATCGATGAAATCACCGGGGCATTCAGTCAGCAGTCGGTACAAAACAACCGAAACCTGAATGAAACCGTGGGCGGCATGAACCTGATGAGTCAGGGCGCGGATTCAATGTCCGAGTATTCCTTCCGGGTGTTTATTGAAACCTGGATGGAGCCCGTTATTCGTCAACTGGTGCGAATGGAGCAGCATTACGAGACTGACCATAAAATACTTGGCATTGCCGCAGACAGGGCAGAGCTTTATCAGAAGTTTGGCGTGGATCAGGTGACAGATGAGCTATTGCGTGCGCAGTTAACCGTTAACGTCAATGTGGGCTTTGGCAACACTAACCCGCAACAGAAGCTGGAAAGGCTGAACTACGCCATCCAAAGCGTGGCTATGCTTCCGGGTATGGCTGAGAGACTGGATGGTGATGAGATTGCCAAAGAGGTATTCGGCAAGTCCGGCTACCGGGACGGTCAGCGATTCTTTAAGCCGATCGATGAGAATGCGCAGCCACCACAGCCGCCAGTAGATCCAGTAGCAATGGCTAAGGTGCAGATAGACCAGCAACGATTGCAGTTTGAAATGCAGTACAAACAAGCGGAGTTGCAGATGCGCCAAGAAATCGAAATGGCGAAGATTGCTGCAACGCAGAACATGAAGCTGGAAGAGCTCTACAAGAAGCTGGGCATGGAAGAACAGAAGCTTGCCACACAACGGCAAATTGAAGGCACAAGGCTGACGCTTCAGCAGGCACAGCAGGCGTTGCAGGCAACCAACTTGAGGCAGGGTCATGATACATTCTAACCTCTACGATACCGAGAAGTTCCTTTTTGCCCAGTTCGACCTTGGCACCGAGGCGCAAAATTTTCTCAATTCTCGCGTTGGCAAATATCTTGTCGGGTGCGCGGTACAGGATATTGAGCAGTGCTTTGAGGCTTTCCTGAATTCATCCATGGTGACACACCAGAAAGATGCGCAACGGGCAAGAGATGCGATCAACTGGATAATAGAAGCCATCAACGCTGGAGAAGAAGCAGAATTCAAACTTCGTGAGATGGATGCCGAGGAGGGTCGATAGTGGTATCGCCAGTTGAGTTGGCCCAGAAAAGTCCGGAATGCATCGAGGTGCTAGAGAATTTGCTCGATCTTGCAAAGCAAGGGGAAATCCTTTCAGTTGCCGTAGCCTTTGCAGGGCCAGCAGCAACCACCGGAACGGTTTTTCATTGCCATACACGCCCGGTAGCAATGCTGGGTGAAATACGCTTACTTGAGCGCGACATCATAGATGTGTGCGTAGACACAAGAATGCATGAATCCGGGACGTACTACTAATCACGAGTCAAGTTAACCGGGTCGCATAAGCGGCCTTTTTATGTCAAAAGAAAAGTATGGAGTTATAAATGAGTGAAGCTATCCATGAGGACGTTTCTGGTTTCGGCAGTGATCGACTAGCAAAGATCAACGCAATATCGGCGTCCAGAAAAGAAGACAAAGAGCAGGACGAAGATGATTCGTTAGCAATCCTTGCAGAGCAAGCCGAACGACTCAATGAAGATTTGGCAGAAGCAGAGCGCGAATATAACGGCGACCATGATGATGACGAAGAGGAAGTGCTAGACGGTGACGACGACGAAGGCGTTACCGACAAAGCCCCGAAAACCGTCAAGCTGAAGGTCAATGGGCAAGAGCGCGAAATGACAATGGAGCAAGTCATTGCTATTGCCCAGAAGTCTGAAGCCGCAGATTTACGGCTACAGGAAGCCTCACGCCGAATGCAAGAGGCGGAATTAAGAGAGGCGCAACTACGAGAATTTGAGGCGAAAGCCGCAAAAGGTCAACCATCCGCCCAGGACGTTGGCAAGAAAATGGGTTCTGACGAACTCAAGCAAAAAGCGCGGGAGTATCACGAAGCCTTGCTGGACGGCAACGATGATCGCGCAGACGAGCTACTGATAGAGATTCAAAACCAAGGGCGGCAGATGCCTACCCTCGATGAGTCGAAATTAGCAGACAACATTTACCGAACGATTGAGCAACGTAACGCCGCAGAAAAACGCCAGGCAGAGCTACGGGACGCACAACAGTTCTTTTCTACCGAGTTTGCCGACATTGCGAAAGACAAGATTCTTTACGATGTGGCCGACAAATTTACCATCGAGATCATGCAAGAAAACCCGAACCTATCACCCAAAGAAGTGGTGACGGAAGCGGGCAAGCGAACTCGCGACTGGTATGGCATGAAAAGTAACGACACTCGTGTGCAGCGCAAGCAGAAAGCCAGTGGCGGTATGAGCGGCAACAGTGCAAGACGCGCAGGTAATCCAGCACCCAAACCAAAGTCACGCAACGATGTTCTGAACGATATCAGGGCAGCGCGTGGCGCAGCGACACTATAAATAATTTAGGAGTAATACACTATGGCAGGCCAATTATGGACTACCGATACCCTGGGCGGATTCATGTACTCGGACCAATTGTCCGACACTCTCCGTACCAAACTTCAACCCCTGACCCGTTTCCGTAACTTCTGCGATGTGGAAGATGCGAAAGACAAAGGCACAGGTGACACCTTCTCTTGGAACGTCTACAGCGATGTAGCAACCCAAGGCGCAGCGCTCCCCGAAACAGACGCAATGCCTGAAACCAATTTCACTATCACCCAAGAAAGTATGACGATTACTGAGTACGGTAAATTAGTTGCCGCTACAGTTCACTAAGACTTATTTTGCCAAGCCTTAGTGCCATAATTGTGTGTTTTTACATGACAGGAGTGACAAAGAAGAATTAAGTTGGATGGCTCCAACGCAAGATCTGGTCGATCACACAAAGCTTGAATATGATGAACTTCAAGCCTGATGCGTGAACCGCGCCCTTTGTAGTTTTTATCTCCGCATTCTTGACAGGTAAATTTGTCTCTTCGCTGAATGCTGAGTCTAAGCGATTTCCAGGCGGCGGTATCAACCACGCCCCGGTGACCACCCTTCCAGTTGCCGTGATCTTCACCAACAGGAAAGTCGGTGGCATATTGGTCTTTGGTCAGCCCAGAGTTCCAAGGGATCTGACCTTTTTTTGCTTTAAGCCATCTTTCTCTAATTTTAGGATCATTTGCTAGCTTATCGTTAACCTTAGACCAGTCGCTGTATGGTTCATGGCCAGGCTGAAACCCCATTTTCGCAATGGATGGGTGATCATTCTTGGTTAGACCCTTATTCCACGGCACGTCTTTGCTTAACTTTGCTTTGCTTGTTGGGTGATGCCCTCGTTTATATTCAGGCACTCGCAGCCCTCCACCCTCTGATTTGGGGCGGTACGCTGGGAAAGCCATGAATTGTTGATTGCATCCACACTTGCAGATCTGGCTAACTCGTTCTTGTTGCTTTTTTGATACACCCATTATGGCCTCCATTTCGTATATCGGAACATTATACACGAAACATGGAATTGTAGAAAATCCCGTGAATTGCTGGGACACCCTTAGAGCCAAATAAACTACAACGTAGCTGGTAACGGCAGGCGTGAATGTTTGAAAATTGTTTGGATTGGGCAATCAGCAGCCAAGCTACCTAGCAATAGGCTGAAGGTTCAACGACTAGAGCATGGAGTCCCAAGTGGACGGTATAGCTCCAAGAGTGCGGGACGCGAAAGCGAAGATATAGTCTGAACTGCATGGAAACATGCAGAAGCGGTGCAATTAAAAAAGCCGCGATAACACAATGAACTCTGTTCCCTACACTCGCAAGGTCGATATCCTATCTAAGCACTCTTGCGAGCGTGTGATTGACAAGGTGTTGAAGAATGATGCTTGTAAAACGCTGGACGCCGCGGCTTACACTGAGTTCAACAAAACCAAGTTGACAGTGACCGCAGGCGGTACGGGTGATTCTGCCACCACGATCAGTGCTATTAATACTGATGGCACGGCAGGCGGTGTCACCAACAACGTAGCATTGCGAAAAGAGCATGTGAAGTTAATCGCTGATGCGATGGCAGAGCGCAATATCACGCCTTATGACGGTGAGAACTACTGTGCATTGGCGCGTCCGTCAACCTTCCGCGCCTTTAAGGACGATCTGGAAGCTATCAGTTTCTATATCGAATCTGGTTTTAGTCGGATTGCAGCGGGTGAAATCGGTCGTTATGAGGGAATTCGTTTCTTCACGCAGACCAATATCGCCTATGAAGCCTGGAATAACGCTAAGTCTGATGCGGCCTTCTTCTTCGGCGCTGACACCGTGGCGGAGGCGATTGTCGAGCCAGAGCAGATCAGAGCTAAGTTACCTGGAGATTCGACCTATACTGTGGTCTCCCATTAGAGTGATCTAATGCTAAAAACTGGGTGAATTGCTGGAACTCTAATGTATAATATGGACTCAATCGAGGTATTGAGAGGTATTATAAGATGACAATCAGCAGCGAAGCCCCGAAAGGGGAACGTTCAGAGACTATCGAAAACGCACAATCAACAAGTGCAGTTAGTAGAGTACATCCTAAGCAGGATGGAAGCGCCCAGCCCCAATTTAATAGATTGGGTGAAGATATAGTCCAATCCTCATGGAAACGTGAGGCAGTCCTAAAACTCTTAGTAACAAAGATGGAGATAAGCAAAAAAGGTTGTTGGGAGTGGCAAGGGTCCACAACCATTGGGTATGGATCATTTAGAATACCCGGCGTGTTTGAGGGCAAAAAGATTATGGCTCATCGAGCAGCTTACACCGCATTCAAGGGTGAGCTGATACCTGATGATGTCTTTGTTTGCCATCACTGCGACAACCCTAAGTGCTTTAATCCAGACCACTTATTCCTTGGGTCTCAAAGCGACAACATCAAAGACTGCTTCGACAAGAATAGAGGTTTCTCAGGAACAGAGAGTAACCTTAGCAAATATTCTGACGAGCAGATTAGAGAAGTTAAGCACCTTCTTGATGAAGGCAGGACTGGCAGAAAGGTTAGCGAGCTAACAGGCCTCTCGCCTTCTCATGTCAGCAGGATAAAGGCGGGATACGCCAGGAAGAATCAGCCAAGCCCTAAGCGCAAAATGAGCGATGAAGAGGCGTATAAGGTTGCGAGATTGCTGCAAGACGGTAAGTTGAACTCCGTTGAGATAGCGAGATTGGTAGGTGTTCCTGTTGATACCGTAAAGGATATGAAGCGCGGGAAAGGGTATCAAGAGTTTATGGGGCGGACGTCATAGTAGCGAATGGCGTCGAATGTATGTATGGAAGGTCAAGAGGTATGGCCTGGATGTATGTAGGCGGCTTTGGCATCTGCCATACCGTTGCAGCGAACTCACGAATCATTAAGTGGGATTCAGCAGCTTAATCAATTGGGGGCTTTGCCCCCTTTGTTTTGATATTTTGGAGTAAAGATTATGCAAGACAAATCAGGCGCAAAAGGCAACGAAAGCGCAATCAGCGAAGGCTTGAAATCCAAAGAGACAGTCAAGGTCAAGGATATGAACAAGCCGCACGACAAATCCCAACGGATGCCCAAAGGCAGCGACAGAGCATAAGGAACCATTATGGCTTACGATAATACACTACCAGTCACATACAAATGGACGGCGCATGATTTTGGCGCTGGTGCAGCAACCAATGAAATACGCGGCCCGGCCGGAATGACAGGGCGAGTAAAAGACATTCTACTGGTTGATGTCACCGAAACGTTTACCGACACCACATTAACCGGCAAAATTCAGGTCGGGACCGTGGCTGATCCGGATGCCTATGCGCAGATGGATTGTTTGGTTACGGCGGCGGCGGCCACCGCTTCAGCGGGTGCTGCAACTGAAACGGCTACCAACTTCATCCTAAGCGACACGATTGCGGCAGATTCGCTGGTACAGGTGAAGTTCACCTCGCCCACTGGCGGCACACCTGCCGGAATTGCGTCTGTGATCGTTATTATTGAATGGTTCTAAGTTAATCATAGGGGGCTTCGGCTCCCTTTTTTTTGGAGTATCAATATGTACAGCAGATTCGAGGATGAGCGAAAGAAGGTGATAGACAAGCCGCAACCTGACTCTTGGGAGGATTTTGAGCGCGACATGAATACCGGGATCAATAAGTTCATTCCTGAAGGCGTGAAAGATGGATTGGCAAGCAATAAGCGCATGAACGACCGCTACATTCAGAATACGGGAGTGTGCAATGCTGGATCGAAGTAAGCCATTCACCACTTTTGACGGTCCAAACCCGATGGGCGCGAAATACCAGCAAGGCGCCAGAATTTTTAATTCGAAAGATGAAGAGCTGAACTGGGACGGCGAGATCATAGAGAAGGACAAGCGAACTACAACCCTCAAAATGAAACCTTCCGGCGAGAATAAATGAACTTCCTAACCCTTTGCCAGACTCTGGCGAGAGAAAGCGGCGCGTCAAGCAGCACGTTAACCACTGTGACCGGGGCGATAGGCGAGAATCTGCGGTTTGTTGAGTGGATACGCCGAGCCAATTCTGATATTCAATCGTTATGGGCAAACTGGAAGTTTAATTTTGCTCAGTCGAGCGATACTACGTCCATTGGAGTGAGCATTAATACAGCTCCTTCTGACCTTGAAAGCTGGGATAGATCCAGATTCAAGATTGATGGCGAGGTAGTGCCAAGTATCGACTATGCTGAATGGTCAGATTTTGGCGCAGTATCGAGCGGAAAGCCTTCCCAGATTGTTGTTATGCCTAACAACAGCCTGATGTTCGTTCCAACGCCGGACGCCATTTACACGGTTACTGGCGATTATTACCTGTCTCCGCAAGAGCTGACTGATAATGCCGACATTCCGCGCATTCCAGAAACCTATCATGATGTGATCTGGCTCTATGCCTTGGTGAACTACGCCTACTATGAGGCCGCCGACGAGGTGCTTCAGCGGGCAAAAGACAGACTCATGGAGCGATTGCCGAGGCTTGAATCATCGCAACTACCCATGGCGCATAATCATGCGTGGTCAAATCCAAACATGATTATTGAGGTGTCATGATGCAGCGACCAAGGCACCAGACAATCACCTGTGAAAGCGGTCTTGATTTGGAAAGCAATCCAACAAAGATCAATCCGGGAGGCATGATTGCTTGCAAGAACTTTCATGCAAAGAATGGTGGCGGCTACACAAGGGTTGGCGGCTATGAGCGTTACGATGGTCAAGCTTCACCCTATGCTAGTGAAGATCCTGAAACAGCAAGAGCGGCGATTACAGCTGTGCCGGGAGAGGATGGCGTTCTTGGTGTCTGGATCTTTGATGGCAATGTCTATGCATTCAGAAACGCAACTGGCGGCGCTTCGGCAAAGATGTACAAATCGACAGTCTCCGGATGGTCGGAAGTGACCACTGGCGTAACGCTTGATCCTGATGGGCGTTATGAGTTCGATAATTACAACTTCTTTGCGGCTTCAGCCTTAAAGCGGATGTATGGTGTGGATGGCGTCAACAAGGCGTTCATGTTTGACGGAACAACCTTCACGCAACTGAGCGTGGATGGCGAGACGGTCAAGCCGGAACACTTGCGATGTCATAGTAATCACTTATTCTTGACATACCCGCAAGGCCAGTGGGTGCATTCAGGAATCGGTGATCCACAGAAATGGAATGCTACCACAGAAGGCGCGGGCGCGGGCGGAACAGGCGACGACATTGTTGGATTGCGATCTACAGTGGGTGGTGCGTTAGCTATTTTCATGCGTAACCGGGTGAGTATGCTTTATGGATCAAGCCAAGCAGACTGGCAAAGCAGCGATTTGAGACAGCAATCGGAAGAGTCCGGCGCATACCCGTTCACAATGCAGTCAATTGGCAATGATATTGTCTATCTGGACGACAGAGGGCTGACCAGCATTCAACAGGCGCAGACCTTCGGAAACTTTAATTCGAGCACGATTGATCAGCAGATCAAAGAGTTCATCCTGTTTCGCAAGTCGCACGCCGTAGCGTCATGCCTGAATCGTTCTCAAAGCCAATACTGGCTGTTCTTCGACCACGACAGCGGAACCGAGGTGCTTACGCTGACATTCGGATCAAACGGATTGCAGGGCTACGGAAGGCTTATTTACCCATTTACAACCAATTGCGTATGCTCGTCGGAAGATGGTGATGGCAATGAAATGATTCTTGTTGGCGCCACGGATGGATTTGTTTACCGGCTCGAAGTTGGCGACAGCTTTGATGGTGAAGAAATCGAGGCTTACTTCAAGCTGGCCTACCACCACTACGGATCACCAGAGCTCAGGAAGCGATTTAGGCAGGCGCTTTTCGGGATGGCATCGGATGGTTCATTTTCAATATCCGTAAAGCCTGAATTTGGCTATGGCTCAACAAAAATATCAACTCACCGCAAGGTGGATGCTGACATGAACGGTGGTGGTGGTATTTGGGATGTATCGAAGTGGGGAGAATTCGTCTGGTCTGCTCAGTCGGTTGATGAGGCAATCATCGACATTACTGGCACTGAAAAGAATATGTCTCTTCACGTTTACAGTAAAGGAGTCACCCTCCCCTACACCGTGCATGATGTAACTGTTCAATACTCTCTCAGGAGAATTATCAGGTGAATGAATTTTATACCTATGGCGACACCCTTATTGGCGGCACAACAGCCAATGCCGAGGATGTAGCGGCAGAATTTCAAGCGATTGTTACCGGGCTAGACAAGCTACCAACAGAGGCGCAACTAAAATCAGGGCAGCTTAACTATGCCGTTGATACCGGGGCGGCGAATGCTTACGTGGTGACGATGCCACAGGTTCCATTGTCGCTTTATGATGGCTACACCATTCAATTTAAGGCCGCTAATGCCAACACCACATCCAGCACAATAAATGTAAATGGCCTTGGCGCTAAGTCGCTGGTTAATACAGATGGATCGGTGTTGCAATCCGGCGATGTCGTTGCCGGGGCGATGATCACTGCCGTTTACGATGGCACAAAATTCCAGATTACGAGCGTTATGCAGGGCGCAGTAAATACCGCAGTAAATGCGAAGAATGCAGCCGTCACCGCACAAGGGGCCGCCGAAACCGCACAAGGTCTAGCAGAAGACGCAAGGGATGCCGCAATTGTTGCACAGGGGTTAGCTGAAGATGCTGCCGACACCTTGAATATTCCACCCGTCGCAGGCGAGGGCGGGAAATGGTTGTACACGGACGGCGTGAATAAATCATGGGAAACCTTAACGGTGTATGCGGAACTACTGAGTACCGCAGTGGTGTCTTCGGATTCGTCGGTAGATTTTGTTCTCCCCAGCGGGTACACAAAATACATCGTCGATATTCTGAATGTCACAACATCGGCGGTGGTTTCGATGTACATGCGTACCTCCACGAATGGTGGCAGCACCTTCGATGCCGGGGCGAGCGATTACGCATTTGTAACCACTGAGGCCGACGACGACGACACGACGCTGACGTTCAGGAATAAGGGAAATGTCGGAGGTGCATCTATCTGGTTGTCTGGTACGGCTAAGAGCGGGACAAACGGAACTATCGAGGTGTTTGCGCCAGCGGAGTCAGGCGAGACAGTCGTGAAATACAGCATGTTCGCCAACCGAGATAGCGGGCTACATAACTTTGCGCACGGGATGGGTTGCCGCCTGGCCTTGGCTGATGTGGACGCAATAAGAATATACCCAGGTTCAGGCACTATGCTGACAGGGACGATGAAGCTATACGGGGTTAAATAATGGCTACTAGATTAGTGAACGGTGTACGTGTGGAGCTGACTGAAGGTGAGGTTGCCGCAATTATCGCAGAGAGCACCCCGACGATTGACGAATTACGTCAAGCCCGACTGAACGAAGTCACCGCCCTACGCAAGCAATACGAGCAAGGCGGTGTATCCTTCGGCGGCGCAACCGTTGGCACGGACAAAGAAGACCAGGCGGCGATTAACTCCGTGTTAACCGTGTTGACCTTGGCGCAGACGGACACCGACTACCCAAGCGCAATCGACTTCAAGGCTGGCAGCACCTTTGTAACCATCGACTACGCCACGGCAAGCGCATTATCCAAGGCGGTAGCCAACCATGTGCAAGCCTGTTTTACCGCTGAGAAGGCGCATTATGAAGCAATCAACGCACTGACCGAGTATGCCGACATCGAGGCTTACGATGTAACAACAGGATGGGTTTAAGATATGGCTCTAACAAATGTATCAGCAAACTTTGCACTGCCAGATGAGTGGAGTAAGGGCGACTGGTCGGCACTAGCACCAAAGGCCGGACAAGCGGGATCAGCAACGACTTCAACCAGCACAACACAACAGCCGTTATTGAGTGCACCAACCCCGGAGCAGCCACCAAGAAATACCGCGACAGACACAAAAAGCGGACTACTCAAGCCGAATACCGGGTACACGCCAACGAATGCCACAGTAACCGAATATGGCTCAACAGGCTATACCACGACAAAAATGAACCCGGCGGACGTAGCAAAAGCCAAGGCAGCAACGGCGGCGGCAGCCATGGCGCAGGCTCATGAATACGAGGCATACAAACAGGCGGTAGCAAAAGAGGATCTGACCAGTTATCACCTACAAAAGTTGCTTGATGGGAACAGTGACTACATTAAGCGGGCAAAAACAGAAGGGCTTCAGCAAGCCAATGCCAGAGGGCTATTAAATACCACCATGGCAGCAGGCGCGGCGCATGGGGCAGCCATTGACCGGGCAATGCCCATAGCCTCGCAGGATGCGGGCACTTATAACGAGCGAGCATTAACGCACATCGCCGAAGAGAATACTGCCAGGCGAACCAATGCGACCAACAAGACCAACGTAAGCATCAGCAATGCCAATAATCAGACGAACGTGAATGTTGCCAATGCAAATAATCAGACACAAGTAAGCAGGGCCAACGCTGAGCGGGAAAATCAATTTTGGCAGGACTATCTGAATGCCGAAAACCGACAATCAGAATTTGCGGCGAACGCGGCAAATAACGCGGCCAGGGAGAACGCAATTCAGCAAACAACCGTTAGCGTAGCCAATGCCGGGTATGCGAATACAGCGGCGGCGGACAAAGTTGCGGCGGATTTGAAGGTGTGGGAAGCAGAGCGGGCGCGGGATCACGAGATTGTCACCGCCAAGATGAAAGAGGCGGTAGACGCAGGGGTGGTCGATAGAAATGTTGCCCATAACCTTCAGGGGAAGTACCTAACCGATGCAGGAATCATTACTGATCGTTACAGCACCAAAATTACTGACATCATGACCAACGCTTCCATGTGGGGGGCGGTTGACGAAAAGACCGGCGTTTCTCCCGGTCAGGCCGCCATTAACAAAATTAATGGCTACTGGGTAGACGAAAATGGAAAGCAGTACGACACAGAACAGCCAGGCGCACGAAAAGTTACTGGGATGCGCGAGGCTGATCTTGTTTTTCTCAACTCTGTTTATGAGGCGCAACCTATGTGGAACTATAATTTTAATCAAGCCGAGTTTCCGTCGGTAGGGGTGTAATTATGGGGATACTTGATTTTATCGGGGATGCAGCCAGCTCGTCGGCGGACGCTCTTACGCAGACGTTCGAATTTGAGCCGGATTATGGTTATATCGGGGATGCGGCAAGCTCTTCCAGCTGGTTTTCACCTATCGTTGACACGGTAAGTAGCGGATTTACCAGTGCATTTAATTACATCGACAATAACGAATGGGCTGCAAATATGCTGGCTGGTGGCGCGTCTGCCGGACTTAATTATATGGTGCAGAAAGACGCAAACGAACAATACATGAAAGCGCTAGACAGGCGCGAAGACAGGGAGGATAGGCGTTACTTTGTGGGTGGCAGCCCCGGCATGGGTTCTTATGGATCATTGACGAATGGATTGCTCACGAATGGATCACTCACCAAGAAGCAAGGGGCGTGAAATAATGCGTTTCAATATGCTTGAGCGCCTTATATCGAAAGGCGCTATTCATTCTATTGGCATGGGTGGCGGCCTTGGCAATGATCGCGGTGATGGTGGTGCTCATGGCGGCGGTTCCGGCGTAGGCGATGGCGGCGGCAGATCCGGGGGTGGTCGCGGTTCGTCTGGCGCTGGAAGCAATCAATCCGCCCAACAGGGTCGGGGCGGCCAGGCAGATGTTGGTGGCAAGAATTCACCCACTGGCGACAGCGCCGATAACGGCGACAGAGACACTGGCGGATTTGGCGGATTCCGCGCCGACTATGGATTTTCAGAGAAAGACCTGAACGATGTCGGGATAGCTGGTCCAGAAGGAATGAATCCGCACGGGAATATCAATAATCGAGGACTATCAGAGACCGGCCCCGGAGGACTCAATGATGGGGATCTGCAAAAGGCAGGGATAACCGGTATTGATCATACCGCGAGAGCCAGAGCAAGGGCAGCGCTGGCGCACAAAGACGATTCCTACGGCAGAACGCTTGCGCACAAAGAGCAGCAAGGGACGCTAAACCCGACTGAGAAGGATACGTTGAACGGCATTCGAGCCGGGATGACTCATGAGCGGGCCAAAAATACTATTGGCGGCATTTTGTCGGGAGGAATTACAAAAGCGGCAAGCGCTCTGGGTGCAATTCCAGGTGTTGCCAAACTTGGCGGCATGCTGGCATCAAATCTTGGCATGGAGACCATGAAGCCGGAAGACGCAAGACATACCTATTCAGAGGACGGCTTTGCTCTTGGTGAGCAAATGGCAGAGCCAACCACAATGGAAAGCGCTATAGGATTTGGCCTTGGAATGGTGGCTCCACCACTGGGTATTGCAGCGCCAACCATGATGGAGATGTACCGCAACCGAGATATGGCCAACCCTAACCAACCATCGACAGAGGGTAATGAAAAGAATTCCGGTGGCCAAGTTTCTGGCTCATCAAGAGCCAAGGCGTCAGCGGCCATGAGGTCGCCAAGCGCTCCGCAGCCGGCAAAATCACCCTCTCAACACTTTTCTTCAACACCATCGCTAATCGGGTATAATAGGGACGCTCCCATTGCCTCTCGTACCAGCTAATAGCAAGCAAAATAGAAGGCGTTATCTATGCAAGGCATTCTTTCAGGCGGCCGACCACCGCAACCACAGCAACCACAAACGAAAACAGTAGAAGGCACTCAGGAGCAATATGACGTTGTTGCCGGGCAAGCCCTCACTTATCTGTACTCCAAGCCAGGCATGCAGGCGTTGCAAACCAATCTTAGCACTCAAGATCCGGCGGCAGGCATGGCAAACATGCTTGGCAGGCTCATGGTAATGAGCGCCCAAAGTGCGACATTGGCAGGCAAGAAAATCCCTCCAAAAGTTTTGTTTCAAGCAGGAATGGAAGTGGCAAGAGCCATGTCAGAGCTTGGGCAAAAGCAAGGCGTATTGACAAAAGAAAACGAAAAGCAAATGACCGAGGACGCCTTTTATAATGGCGTTACCCTATTTGCTCAAGAGGCCGGAGAAGAGGCGTTAACACCCTCCGACCGGGAGCAGTACGCGCAATTGCTGGATCTACTGGAGCAAATGGAATCAAAAGCGGCGGGGGGCGCACAGCAGCAACCGTCACAAGGCCAGGCGCAGCAACAGCCAATGCAAAATAATGCACAACAGCAAATGCCGCAAGGGGTGAGATAATGGGAATGAGTGGAATGCTTGCACAGATGGGCCTTGGCGCGGCGGCGAATGTTGGACAGGGTATCGGCGACAGAATCAGAAAAGAGGCGGCAGCGGCCAGAGAAGCGGCACTGAATGATCAGAAGTTTGGACAGGCGCAAGAGCTTGAGGCCACACGATTCTCTAACAATGAGGCCATTGCTGATAAGCAAGATGCGCAGGCGCGAGAACGAACCAAGAATGACAGGCAGTGGGCGTTGGATCAGCGCGACCAAAAGACAGACCTGTACATTGATGACAGTGGGAACCTTGTTGAGAACGGGACTGGAGTGCCAGCATTTCAGCGTGGTAAGGATGGTTCGTTGACGGATCTGAGGCGCACAGGAAAGGGTGGAGATGGCGAGGATAGTTTGCACCGAAGGCAAACCATAGAGTCAAGACTGAAAGAGCTTCACGATATGGATATGTACTTCACCAAGCGCATGTCTGGCACTGATGAAAGTGGCAATCCAATTCAAATGTCTGAGAAAGAAATTTCAGAAATGAATCGCGTCAAAGACCAGAAGAGACAGCTAATTAATGAGTTAAACCTTCTGACTGGAGGAAAGCAGAGAACCAGTACCAGTCTCGACCCTGGGAAAGTTGATCAGTTAATTAAAGATTATAATCTATCTAGCCTTAGCGGGAAGGATTTAGATTCCGCCCTGTCGGATGCTGACACAATCTTTGGGTCGGGTTCCGCAGACTTGCTCCGAGCTAGATTGTCGTCTGGTCGAGCGAGAAGTGATCAAGCACAGCCAATATTGAGTGATAACAAGCCGAAAGAAAAGGGCTTGTTACAAATGCTCTCAGAGAATACTAACCCATCTTTTGCGCCTCAATATGCGGTATCAAACAGACAACCAAGCGCCGAGCAAGGCATGACAGCAAAAGGCGCTGATAAGGCCGCAAATCGAACTTCTATTACAAATGCAGCCGCAGCTATTGAGCGAGATATTCAATCTGTTGGCGGGTCTATTGACCAAAGGCAAATCCCTTACTATGCCGAAGAAATGGCGAAGCGGCATAAGATTTCAGTTCAGCAAGCGCAAGAGTTAATCACCCAAATCCTTGGCAAATCCAAATAGGTAAACTATGTCATTCTTTAAGCCTGAAGATATCAGCAAATACACCATACAGAGAAATGAGGATTGGTATGATGTGGGGAGCGCCCCGGATTATTTGCCGCCAGAGGAAGCGCAAGCTGCACCAAAAAAAGAATCTTGGCAGATAACTAAGGGGGCTAAAGCTGGCGTAGATCACCTACAAGGCATCAGTTATGGCCTTGTCTCCGCTTTCGGTGATGCGCTTGGCAGTGAGTCACTGAAGGAGTGGGGGCTTTCAGGCTACGAAGCCAACATGAGGGAAGCCGAAGAAAATGCGGGTAATGTTCGAGGCTTTACGGACATCGAAGGCTTTGGTGATGCGGTTGATTGGGCGTTATATACCGCGGGTGAGCAAGGGCCAATGCTTGCAGCTAGCTTGTTGTCTGGCGGCGTTGGTGCGATTGCCGCTAAGAAGTTGGCAACCAGTGCCGCAGAGAAGATTATTGCCGCAGAGGTTGCCAAAGGGGTTTCACTAGATATTGCCAAAAAAACAGCCGCATCTCACTTGGCTAAAGCGGCGTCAAGGGGGGCTCTTGCTGGCGCTTATGGGTCAAGCGCAGGGATGGAAACGGGGTCTATTTATGGCGAAACAGCCGATATTGAAGGAGAGAACAAGGCTGGCAACGCCTTCGCTCATGGTGCTGTCGCTGGCCTGTTAGATGCCTTACCGCAGATGAGAATCCTTCACAAATTAGGCGTTGGCAGAGAAGCTACCGACCAGATAGCGGAAAGTGTGAAGAAGTTTGTTGGTAAGCAGATGCTGGCCGAAGGCTCTACCGAAGGTTTGCAAACCATTGTTGAACAACATGCGAAGTATTGGCTAGATAATAATCAGGGCATGTTCCAGCCTGAGCACTGGAAAGAAATTATCGATGCTGCCGCCGCTGGCGCATTAATGGGTGGTGTGTCTGCCGGAGTTACTGCACCATTCAGACAGAAGCCAGAAACCAACCCCATCGACGACATACAAAAAGCCCAAGAAGAAACCAGGGCAAATGGTGGTGACTCACTAGACCAGGCTACAGCAGGCGCAGGCGGATTATTGAGCGCGGTAAAAGCCTGGCACCCAATGGATAGGACTAATCCGCAGTTTACGCCGCCACCGTTTGAGCCTGTACAACCCGTACAGAATAACCCGCTTGCCATTGTGCCAAACGAAATAAACGCAACGTACCCGGCAGAAGCAAGAAACACTATGCCCGAGTTGCCGCCATTGGAAGGCGAATTGCTTGAGAAAGATCCGCAGCTAGGCATTGACCGATTGCGCCTTGATCGTCCCTTCATTGACGGACAACAGGGCGACCCGGAACTAGGTGGTCCCGACAACTGGATAGGCAAAGAAGACAAGCCTCTTATTACCCGCAGGAATGACAGGGAAAGACTAGCCTTGCCGCCGCCAATGGAAAAGGCCAAAGTAGCTAAACTGGACAACGAGAGCACTGATAGCGGCCAATCGTTTGATCCCAAGCGCAAACAGGCCAGGGTTAATCTGGACGAGCTAACATTGTCTGAGGATGTGCCACAGTTCAAATCCGGTGCTAGTAAAGATGGCGTGGTTGAACAGTTGCGCGGCGAGTATGATGAAGTGGGCATGGCCCCCATTCAGGTGTGGGTGAGAAAGAATGGCAAGAAAGAGATCCTGACAGGTCGTCACAGGTTCGACCTTGCCAAGCGTAGCAATCAGAAAGACATTCCCGCACAATTGCACTATGAAGCTGACGGATTCACCGCAGATCATGGTAAAGCGCTTGATGCTATATTGAACATTAGAGACAACCAAGGGAGCGTAAAAGATTATGTCGAATTCTTCCGATCATCAGGAATCACCGAACAAGAAAGTGAAAAGCTCGGAATCACCTCTCGCCAATTGGGGCGAAGGGCTTACACCATCGCAAAAGAGGGAAGTGATAGCCTCGTTACCGCCCTTCGTAACGATCAAATCACCGAGGCAGCGGCAGAAGCCATTACCCGAGTAGCGCCGAAAGATGAGGCTTACCAGGCAATAGGCTTAAAGGCCATTCAGGATGGCAAGACGCAGTCGGTAGCAGTCAATATGATTCGTGCCGCCAAGACGCTGAAAAGCAAACCAGACATGACACAAGAGGGTGATTTGTTTGGCTTTGATGACTCTGCCATGAAACAAGCCGAGGCAATGGCTAAGGCCGCCTCTTCAAAGCAGAGACAAATAAAAGAGCGTATTGCCGCTGTCAAAGGTGCGGCTAAGAATCCAAAGCTGGCCAAGCAAGAAGGCGTGGACGTTAAAGATCCTGAAAGCCTGAAGAGGCGCATTGCCGAATTGACGGCAGAAGCGGAAAGGTATGAAGAGTGGCATAAGCACCCGGATCTATTGCGCGAAATTCAAAGCGAAGTATCGGGGCAAGACTTCCAGCTTGAAACGCAAACCGAAGAATCATTAGCGCAACAAGAGGCCGAAGCTACCAAAGCTAACCAGGCAGAAGCCGAAGCCAAGGCGCAAGAAGAAGCACGCATCGATGCCGACAAAGAGGTGGATAGTTTCACCTTGTCTGGTTCCGATAGCGCCGCTGATATCGCTATGGCGAATGGTCAGACGGATATTTTTGCTGATACACCAGAATCAAAAACAGAGAGCAAGGGACAGCAGGAGGACAATTCCTCGACTCCATTTGAAATGGAAGCGAGAAATGAAGAGTCGAAACCAAAAGAGCCAAAGGTCAAGCCAAAGCCAAAGCCAAAGAGTGAAAAAGCTTATGATCCTGAGAACTCCAAGATATCAGCACTGCTCAGGGCTAATGTTGAAGCTAGTTCAAAAAAGGAAATAGCACGCGATATTGCAGAGATAACCATTAAGCATGGCCGCAGATTAACAGACAGCGAAATATCAGATCTGGCGGCAAAGCACGGCACAGAAGAGCGGGTTATCAAAGAGATTACAAACTCACCTGTCGGCTACGATTACATCATGATGATGAGCGAGATTGGCAACAAGCATGCTATCGAGTTTAGAGAGGCGCACCGGATAAGGAGGGCTGAAGGGCAGAAGTCAGAGAGTGATCAAGCCAAGAAACCGAAAGATGCACTTCAGGATGCGGTTATTGAATCTGACAGCCCGTTATACATCGAGGAAATATCTGATAAGGCAATTCTAGTTAAGGGTGACACTAGAACGCATAAGGACAGGATAAAGGCCGCTGGCGGGAAGTGGCATTCAAGACAGCAAGGATGGATGTTTCCGAAGAGTAGGGAAAGTTCAGTTAGGGACAAATTAGCTGATTTACTTGGCAAAAGTGACCAAGCTACACCAAAAAGCGACCAAGCTGAAAGCCAAAATACTGGACTAGCAGAGCAAATGGCCGCTATGTCAGATGATGATCTACTGGCTCTAATAGATGAAGTCGCTAACGAGTCAAATCCTGTAGACAACACAAAGCCTGTCAAAGAGCGTAAGCCTTCAAGCAAAAAAGAAGGCGGCAAGCGCAAGCTAACACCAAGAAAAACAAAAGCCGAAAAGTTAGAGTCTGCACCTTCTGAATCAGACAAAGAAAGAGCGGCGGCTGAAATAGCCAAGAGCATGGGCGTTAATGTCAGCAAGGCAGGAATGAACGCGATCAATGGCCTAGCTGAATTGTTTGGAGGGAAAGGCACACTATCAAGCGGCCTTACTTTTGACGAGCAAACTTACGAAAAAGCCAAGCCTCACTTTGTTTCCATGCTTAGAGATTTTCAGGCGGCAGGAAAAGATTTGAAAGATCTTATTCGAGCGATTCTTGACAATTTCGGGGTAGGCGTGAAACCCTACATAGTAAGGTTTGCGCAAGATATCAGAAATGGTCAATTAGAGGAATCGGCAGATGACAATCAAATCAATACAGGAAATAGTGAAGAGCAGCGTGGCGGATCAGGGGAGATACGCGAAGATGGGGCAGACGGAATTGGAGAGGGAGACAAAAGCCCTGGCAGCGATGGTGATGGACGAAATGGAAGTATTGATGGCATCGGGAGCGGGGAAAGCGACAGCTCAGAGCGAAGCAATACGAATAATCCTGAAGCACCAGGCTTTTCTTTAGAAAACATTGAAGGGATTGCAAACGGAACTGATAAACAAAGGGTTGATGCAAACTTGGCCGCAATCAGGCTAATGAAAGAGATTCAATCCAGTGGCCGTTATGCGACAACCGATGAAAAGAATGTTCTAGCGAAATACGTTGGATGGGGTGGTCTGTCTTTCGTATTCGACCACACTACGAAAAAGAAGTTTGCACAAGAAGCGCACACAGAGTTAAAGGCGCTTTTAACTCCAACTGAATATAACAATGCTCGATCTTCTACCAGGACGGCGTTTTACACTTCAAAAGAAATAGTGAAGGCTATGTGGCAGGGCGTTGAGGCGTTCGGTCTTGGTGGTTCGGCCATGAATGTTGTCGAGCCTTCGGTCGGTTCAGGGAATTTTATCGGCTGGCAACCTTCTGCTATGCGCGAAAAATCCAAGTGGTCGGCTTCAGAACTGGATACGGTAACAGGGAATATAGCAAAGCTGATCTATGATGACGCGAATATCCAGGTGCGAGGATTCCAGGATACACCATTTAAGAGCAATGTCTTTTCGTTGGCGATTGGTAATCCGCCTTTCGGAAGTGAAACAATCACAGATGAAAGGAACCCGGATATTTCAGGTTTACGCATTCACAATTATATGATTGCGAAAAGCGCCAAACTGTTGCATGAAGACGGCTTGATGATGATGGTCGTTACCCATCGATTCTTAGATACCTTAAACGAAAATCACCGCAATTTGTCCAGTGTTGTAGATTTCGTTGGCGCTGTCCGACTACCAAATACGGCGTTTAAATCCAATGCCGGGACGGAAGTTACTACCGATATCGTTGTATTCCGCAAATTAAAGAATGGCGAGAAGTCGAGCAATACTGTTTGGACGGATGTTAACGGCAACATTGATGGTATCAGGATTAATAAATACTTTGAAAGCAATCCACAAAACATCCTTGGGCGATTAGCGAATGATGGGACATTAAGGGCTGGAAAGGAAGAGTTAACGGTTCATCCAACAGAAGAATATGGTGATATTCGTTCGGCGGTGTCTATTGCATTAAAGGAAATGGCTAAAGGTTATAACCTTGCGTTAACAGATGAGATAAAGGACTCTCTCGCAGGCGAGGTGTTGCTTTCAGAAAGTTCTTTGCCTATTGGTGGCATGATGCTTGATGCAGACGGCAAGATTCAGATGCGAGGGGATGATACAGAGCTTGGCGCAAGCATTGTTGAAGTGACGCCTTCTACACCATGGACGGCCAACGGCGAATTACTTGCGGAACTGAGAGACAAATTACTCAATGATGAAACGGCATTCGAGACAGCTTTCAGGGAAAATTTAACGAACAATGGTGGCGCGTTAAAGTCTGGGTACACATCAAAACCTTTTAAAGCTATCCAGGCATATAGTAAGCGTGAAATATCGAAAGCCACTTTGGAGCGTGAGCTTGATAGCGGCATAGCCTCATCGTCACTTGGCGACAAATACAACAAGCTGAAAGACCTTTTAGCCATTAGAAATACCGCATTATCTTTAATTCGCGCAGAGAAACAGGATCTCGGAACGATTGAGCAGTTTAGGGCAAGGCTAAATAAGCAATATGATGCGTTTGCTAAAACGTATGGCAGTAAGAACAAGCCTGCCTCTATATCTGCAAGTCTTAATCTTCTGCGTGACGATATCAGCATTGAATCTGGCCTTGATAGCGTTGATAAAAAAGGCAACGTGAAAAAGCATAAGATATTTTCACAACGGATGATGCAGCCATACAAGAAACCGACAAAGGCTTCGGATATCCATGATGCGGTGAATTATTCGATTCGCGAACATGGCAAGGTTGACATTGGTTACATTGCTAAGTTGCTTGGAGTTTCAAAGCTACAAGCGCGTGAATCACTAACAAAGGGCAACAGGCCATATTTGTTAAAAGATCCTGCAATAGATGAGCTTGTGTTTATTGACGACTATTTGTCTGGCAATGTTAAGCGCAAATACCATGAAGCAAAAGATGCTGGCCTCGTTGTTAACGAAAAGCTGTTGAAGAGTGTGCTGCCAAAAGATAAGCCCGTTAATAAAATAAAGGCTTCTGTTCGTGCGTCTTGGATGGATGCGGAAGTATTCGAGCAGTTTTTACAGGACGTAGGCATTAAGGCAAAGGTTAATGTTAATCGTCAACTTGGAACGGTGCGAATTGCAACGGTAAATGGATCGTCCAATACCGAAATTGGAGCGCAGTTCAAAAACGATTACAAGGGTATCCCTGAGTTATTCGAAGCGGCGGCGGCGGGTAAATCCTTGGTTATATACACTAAGGATGGTAACGGTAATCAGGTAAAGCATGAAGAGGGAACAAAGCAGGTAAATGTCTTGGTGAACAAGATGGCGCAGGTATTCAACACCTGGGCGAGCAATAACAGTTCTATAATGGATAGAATCGCCAAAAACTTTAACGAGCGCGTGAATACGCATATCGAGCGCAAATTTAACGGGCGGCTTTATTTTACACCTGTTGGACAGAACCCCACTATTGAAATGCGTAAGACGCAGTTAGATGGCGCACTACGAATGGTTCAGAGCAAAAATGTTTTGCTGGATCATACGGTAGGTGCTGGAAAAACATTTACATCCATCAGCGGGATAATGCAGCGTAAACGCCTCGGCTTGAGCAAGAAGCCAATGGTGGTTGTGCCTAACCATATTATCGGCGCATTCACTGCCGACTTCTATGAACTATATCCTGGCGCGAACATTCTTACCGCGACTGAAAAGCAGATGAAACCTGCACATAGAAAGCAATTCTTCTCTCGGATTGCTACGGGTGATTATGATGCTGTGATCATCGGTCATTCCCATTTGCGCTACTTGCCGAATAGCCTTGACTCCTTCGCGGCTGTTGTAAATGAAAAGATATCTGAGCTTCGGGCGGCTTTGGAAGAGGCAAAGTCTCAAGCAAAAGAATCAGGCCGAAGAGGGTCTTCAACCAAGCAGATTGAAGATTCCATTTCTAGCATGGTGGATAAGATAGAGAAGAAGAAAAAGGCGATAGAATCTTCGCACGATGCTATAGGCTTTGATTTCTCTGATCTAGGCGTTGATTACCTGGTTGTCGATGAGGCGCATGAATTCAAGAACCTGACTTACTCAACAAGTAGTGATCGTGTTGTTGGCATGAATGATCCTAAAGGTTCTGAAAAGGCGCTTGATCTATTAACCAAGACAAGGGTAGTTCAAGGTTTGGATAATGGCGGCGTGACCTTTATGACTGGGACGCCGATTAGTAACAGTCTTGTCGAGGTTTATACCATGATGTATTACCTCGGCTATGACGTACTAAAAGACGGATCTATCTCTCACTATGACGCTTTTGCTGGCTCATTTCTAAATACTGAAACGGCTCTCGAATATACGCCAACGGGTTCAGTTAAAGAGCGGGTGGTTCTCAAAGGTTTAAGTAACATGCAAGAGTTGTCGGTAAAGTATCGGCAATTTGCAGATGTCATAACCAGAGCGGATATGGTGAACATTTTTGCAGAAGATACCGCAGAGAAGAACGAGAAGAATAAAACGAACGACTCTACCGCTTTTCCTATACCGAAAGTAAAGGGTGGTCAGCGCAGATTGGATTTAGCGCCAGCAACCGAAACACAGAGAGAGTACAACGATTACCTTATAGCTAGAATGTCAGCAATTGAGGCGATCAAAGGGCGGCAAGAGCGAAAAGAATACGCGAGCATTGATAACCCTCTATGGGTTTTGTCTGACGCTCGCAAGGCTTCGCTTGATATCCGGCTAGTTGATCCTGCATCACGCAGAGATCCTACTGGGAAAGTTGCACGAGCAGCAAAGAATATCAAACGGATTTATGACCAATGGCAAAATGATAAAGGTGCTCAACTTGTATTTAGTGACATGGGAACGCCTGCTAAGTATGCAAAAGGCTCCGTCAAAAAAGAGTTAAAGGCTTTAGCGTCAATGGCTATGTCAGATGCAGCGGCGACCAAACTGGTTAATGAACGTATCGCTTTCTATGACGAGGATGCCTACTCAAAAGTATTGCAAGATATTGTGTCGCGGATAGAAAAGGCGCAGCAATCAGGAGATATAGACGCCTCGCAGGAAGAGGCGCTACAAGACATGATATCCAGTTTAGAGTCTTCTGTATTAACGGCAGATACGGGCTTTAGTGTTTACGATGATCTTAAAGCATCGCTTATGGAAGCGGGGGTCCCTGAGAATGAGATAGCGTTTATCCATGATTATGACTCTGTTGATAAGAAAAAGGCGCTATTCGATCAAGTGAACTCCGGGGATGTGCGCGTATTAATTGGCTCGTCCGCTAAGATGGGGGCTGGGACCAATGCACAGAAGCGATTGGTTGCATTACATCACATGGATGCACCCTGGCGGCCTAGCGACATGGAGCAACGTGAAGGCCGGATCATTCGTCAGGGTAACGACCTGTATACCCGTGATCCTGAAGGGTTTGAGGTTGAGATTGTTGCCTACGCGACACAAGGGTCATCAGATCCCGTTATGTGGCAGATATTGGAAAGAAAAGCGGCAGCAATAGAACAATTCCGTTCTGGTGGTCTTGATGAATATGTGGATGATGAAGGGGGGGATGCGGATAGTTATGCAGAATTTAAGGCTTCCTCTACAGGCAATCCAATATATAAGCATAAGTTGCAATCGGATGCTCGGTTGGTTGAAGCGCAAACGGACTACTATGCGGCAAGTTCAAGCCGAAGCGGAGCCGAAAGAGTCATAGAAAACCATGATGAATACTTGGCGCGATTGTATGCCCGTAAAGAGGCTGCTGATAAGTTCAGCGTTACAGAATTTGACATGCAATCACTTGATGCGGCAGTAAGTGAGCAAAATAAAAAATTCGAGAAGGAATTATCAGCTTTTGAAACCGCTTTTGAATCCTATGAGGCGTTAAGTGATGAGGCAAAAAAGGGAGCCAAGAAGCCAGTTAGACCAATTAGGCCAAAAATCCACGCAATAACGCACGATTACACGAAGTTGCTGAATGAAAGGGTTGTCGTGCCAGCAATGGAGGCGATTAACGCTAAGGTCAATTCATGGAGTGGATCAATTGCCCTGGGGGAAAACTCAAGCCTCGAAGTGGATGTTTCTAGGAATGCGTTTTACAGCGACAAGGACAAGACTGTCTATGATATTGAAATAACTTATCTTCATGGTCGGACGCCGATATATAGCTATGAAAAACCAGCTATGGCGACATTTATTGGATCAGAAGATTTGCTAAACAAGCTAAATCCGCTTGTTGCGGAAAGAGCAAAATCATCTGTTATATCTGAAACATTGCAGGCCATTGAAGCTGAAAAGAATGCTTACGCTGAAGCCAAGAAAGTGGTATCGAAAAGCGCACACAAAGAAAAGGATCGTCTTGAGGAAGAGCGCAGTTTTAATGATTGGTTAGCGGTGGAAGTGGAAGTCGCTGATGCGAAAGAAGATCAAAGGCGCAGTACGCAGGCTAACAAGTACATCGAGCGCGAGCGAAAAAGAAATGTTAAGAGTTCAGGAAAATCAAAAAGAGAAGATTCCATAGAATTAATGTTTGAAGGTGAAACATATAAAACTCTAGGAATGAAAGTAAAGAATGGGAATCTGTTTTATGACGTTTATCCATCGCGGAACATAAACTCCGGTGAGTATGTTCACGTTTACGCAGAAAAAGACAAGCAGGCAAATATAGAGGTCAAAGGCGTTAGGCATAAACCGGATGGTGTGGAACTGCAAGATATTAGCTTCCTTGAATCATCGACTTTGTTTTCCATCAACCCGAAAATCACCGCTGCCAGAAAGGGTGCTGCCATCACTTCTGCGAAAGCAAATGAAATTATCGACCGTATCACAGCCAGTTGGAGTAAAGGGCGGGATAACATCGTTTTGGTCGAGTCGTTTGATGATCTTCCGTCGGCGATAAAGAGCCAGGCAAAGGAGTATGGCGCAGGCAGGAATGAGATAAATGGCGTATTTCATGAAGGAAAGATCTACCTTGTTAGAGAGAACCTGATGAGCGCGCTTGAAGTCGAAGAAGCTATTTTCCACGAAGGTTATGGACATTATGGCATAAGAAAACTGCTTGGCGAGAACGTAGGCCGTGAATTGATGCGCCTGTTTTACGCCATTGGTGGAGCTCGCGGCTTTAATGAGATTGCACAGAAGAATGGTATTGACCTGAAAGCTTATGCCGAAGGGCTGGCGAAGCAGCCGACGGAAGCAAAGATCCAAATCATGATGGACGAGTTGCTTGCGCACCTTGCTCAAAGCAATAAGCCAGGAATTAAGCGAGCCTTCAAGGAGCTAATAGGAAAGATCCGGCAGTTTTTGCGTGACCGGGGATTTTTAAAGTTAGCTGATGTTGATACCAATGAATTGTTGTTGGTGTTAAAAAATGCGAGATTGGCCGTAGAAGGGAAAGGTCCTAAGAACTATAGCAATAATAGTGAAGTTATTTTTAATGTAGGTGATGGCGATGAAAGAAACACACGAACAAATAGCAAGGCGTCCGATAAGCGATTGTCAGAAAACTATGTTGATTACACAGATATTCCTCTGATGGACGTTGATGACTCCGGGCCTATGTTTTCCCTGAGATCAGCAAAAACAGACGAAGCCCTAAACAAGTTCGGTCTTGGCGCCAAGAGGAAGGCCAAGCTATCCGAGGCAATCAACAAGGTCGTTGCCGCAGAAAATGAAAAATCATTATGGTCTATGTTCAAGCATCGCGCCTATGAGGGTATGTTTGATGGTCTGATCGGTATTGATCGGGCGGAAAAGGCGGTAGGTGTGTCTGGTGCCGAGAATAGAGGCTACATTGGCGCGAGGCTGGCAACGGGTATCGCTGACGTTATGCACGCCATACTTCACTACGGCGCGCCCAAGTGGAAAGACGGTGCGCTGCAATACAAGGAAGGCACACAAGGCTTGCTTGATATCCTTGGCAAAGCCGGGAAAGATCTTCATAGTTACCTTGCTTGGGTTGGCGCTCACCGGGCAGAAGAGTTGATGGCGCAAGGGAGGGAGAACAACCTTACTCAAGCCGATATCGATGATTTGAAGTCGAGAGCTAAAGGCAAAGAGGCTCTATTCAAAGAAATCCATAGGGAATATAAAAAACTCAACAAAGCCATGCTTGATATGGCGCAAGAGTCTGGCCTTATTTCTGCTGAGTCCCGCGCCAAATGGGAGTCTGATTGGTATATTCCTTTTTATCGTGAAATTGAAGATGAAGCGGGAAATGTTTCACTTCTCGCACCGAGAACCAGCAAGGGGTTATCACACCAGACCTCTGGTATTAAGCAATTAAAAGGCGGCGGACAAGCAACAAACGATCTACTAGAAAACATCCTTGCAAACTGGATGAAGCTGGCCGATGCTTCGATGAAGAATAGCGCCCTAGTTAAAACGGTTGATAACCTCGCTGGCTCTGATTACCTGGAAGAAGTTGCAGGCGAAAATTCAGTAGACTTTGTTGGCAAGAAGTCTGACAAGAATATCATTCGTATTCAGCGTGACGGAAAACCGGAGTATTACAAGGTTAACGACCCGGCATTGCTTCGCGCCATAACTCATCTTTCACACCCTGGCTTTCATGATCCAGTGACAAAGGTTGGGCGTTACATGAAGCGCCTGTTAACAACCGGGATAACCTCTTCGCCTGATTTTATTCTTAGGAACTTTATTCGAGATGCCGCTCACGCCTGGGCAATCAACCCGGACGGATTTAAGCTTGGCGTGGATAGCATTAAGGGCTTGAAGGATGCCTTAAGAGAAGACCCCGACTACCGAGAGCTAATGTTTGCCGGGGCATCGTTCCAAGGTGGCTATGTTCACGGCACAGACCCGGAAGCCTCGGCGCAAATCATTAGGCGAGCGTTAGAGAAGAAAGGGCTTTCACCTCGTGCGCTACATGCCTACGAATCGTCATTGTTGGATACGCCAGCGAAAGGGCTTGATGCGATAAAACAAGGATGGCAGAAGTACCGCGAACTAGGCGACAAGGTGGAGAATGCTAACAGACTGGCAACATACAAGGCGGCAAAGAAAAGCGGCAAATCAATCTTGCAGGCGGCTTTTGAATCTAAGGATTTAATGGACTACTCATTGCGCGGTAATTTCGCCATGATGCAGTACATGATAGACCTTGTACCATTTATGAATGCTAGACTTCAGGGTATGTCAAAGCTTGTCAGGGCGGCGCATGAGAACCCTAAGCGGGTACTTGTTGAGGCTGGTTTCAAGTTGGCTTTGTTCTCGTTTGCACTAGCCATGCTCAATGATGACGACGAGAGATATCAGGAGCTTCCTGATTGGGATAAGGATGCAAACTGGCATTTCTGGCTAGGTGATGATCATTACAGACTGCCCAAGCCGTTTGAGATTGGTATTGTGTTCGGGACTATTCCCGAAAGGCTGACGCACACACTGACAGGTACACAAGACGCCGAAAAATTGTTGTGGTCGATCAAACATAACTTATGGGAAACCATGGCTATCAATCCTACGCCACAATTCGCTATGCCGATAATTGAAAGCGTGGCTAACCGTAAGTTTTTCTTTGATCAGCCTATTGAGGGTATGAGCGATGAAGGCAAGATCGAATCCGCCAGGTACGACGAAAACACCAGTATGACTATGCGCGTGCTTGGCGAATGGACTGGGTACTCACCCAAGAAGCTAGAGCACTTGCTGAATGGCTACCTGGGAACAATGGGTATGTATGCGCTTGGTATTGCGGATATGTTCGCAGACTATGCGACCGGGCGAGCAGATAAACCAGAATGGAAACTGGAAGACCTGCCTGTTATTAAAGCACTCTATCGTGGAGATACCAACAAGTCCACGCAATACACCACTGACGTTTTCGATAGATGGTCTGAAATAGATCAGGTTTTCAGGACAATCAACTCATTCAAGAAAGAAGGCCGCACAGAAGAGGCGGAAGAATTGAGGGCTGATAACCTGGAAAAACTGCGCTACCGTAGGCAGTTAGGCAAGGCAAGAAACCAGCTTGGCGATATCAGAAAGCAAATGGATCAACTCAGCCGCAATAGAATCATTACGGCAGAGGCCAAGCGCGAGAAGATGGACGGACTCATTGAAAAGCGTAATGCTATTGCCAAGAAGTATGCCGAATTGACGGACGAGGTTTTTTAATCCTTAATCGTCAACGGGCAAAGCTCAACCGCCTTGATTGTTATTGCGACAGTGCCGCTAGGTGTGTCGTAATAACAGATCTTTTTCATGCCGCTTGTACGCTCACCAGACAAGAACCCGGTAGCGTAAGCGGTGCTCGCCGCCAAGATTAAGAGCGCTGTGATTATTTTTTTCATCAGAATAGCCTCATAAGTAGGATGATCCCCCCGCCAATGACGAGAAAACCAAAGAGTAGAGCAAAAAAGCCTTCGATGCCAGCACCACTTTTATCGCTACTGATCAGGTAATATATGCCAATGCCTGCCGGGAACGCTAATGGTGGCCAGCCATTTGAAAAGGCGAATGCTATTACGATGAATAGAAATAGAATGAGAGGTACGCGCAATATATCCATTCTAATCCTGATCGGTACATTTGATTCTCGCTTAATGTCATTGGCGCCCTTGCCGATACGCGGAAGAGTCAATCCGTTGCCATGGTGTTAATGTAGCAAAATGAAACCGAAAGGGGAAAATCTTTGAATGTAGTTTGTGTTGCGCCAGTCTCTCCCGGCAGTCACTCCACTGTGCAGGTGTCGCGCCCGTTTTAGCATCCCTGCGGACGGGTTAATTCAATTTTGCTGCCAGATTCTCGGCTGTCTCATTGTAATGCTGGATATATATACAGCTTATCGTTATAATAATACCTTGGTTAATGTTATTTATATGAGGCTGGCATGAAGTGTCATACATGTGAAAAAGAATATGAATCAAGGAACGCCAGAAAAGCGCCATACTGCTCCCCGAAATGTAGATTTGTTTCTATTGCTAAGGAGTTTGATGGGGTTGATGGGTGTTGGAATTGGCCAAAAAGCTTGACTAGCGCCGGGTATGGTCAATATGTTTCATGTGAAAATGGGAAGCCAAAACACCACTACGCGCATAGATTTTCATTTGAAATGCTTAATGGATGCATTGATGATGGGTTGAATGTGTGCCATTCGTGCGACAACCCTAGCTGCTTTAATCCTTCACACTTGTTTGCAGGTACGCAAAAAGAAAATATCCAAGATATGATCAGGAAGAACAGGGCTCATGATCGCTCTCAGTGCTCTAAAAGAGGGGATGAGCACCCATCAAGAACGCAGAGAGAGAGATTAAAAAGAGGGAGCGAACATTATTCATCAAAGCTAAAGGCAGAAGATGTAATTTATATTAGGTTGTCCGATAAAAAGGGCGTTGAACTTGCCCTTCTGTTTGGTGTATCTCCGGCAGCAATAAGTAGTGTGAGGCATAGAAAATGCTGGACGCATATTTAGCCTAGCATGTCTGCAATATCCTCCGCTTTAGCGTTAAAATAAACCAATAATTGATTGATGTTTTTGTGCCCGACCATTCGCGCCAGCTCCAGCACGTCCAGTTTTTTGGCGAGTCGCGTGATTGCTTCATGCCTCGTGTCGTGGAAGGTCAATCCGACCACACCAGATCTGTCGCGCCCTTTTCTGAAGAGCGCTTCAAATTGGTGCGGCTTCATATCCCAGAGGTCAGGTACAAATGACAGCAGCTCGACCGCCCTTTTTGACAGCGGTACGCGCCTGGCTGTGCCATTTTTTGTTTGCCGGAGTGTTGCGACGCTGCCGACAATGTCCTCATGCGTCAGCCCACAGATTTCCCCCATTCGCATTCCGGTTTCAATCGCAAACATAAATCCGACGGCGACCGACTGCATTTTTGTTGCTGCAACTCCATCGACCGGCCAGCCAAGCGCATGGCGGATGAGTGTAATTTCATCGTTGCTGATCAGCCGATCCCTTGCTTTGCCGTCTGGCGGCTTGGAAACATCGGTGCATGGGTTATCAGATAGCCATCGCCAATCTTTGCGCGCAGTCTCAAAGCAGTGGCTTAACAGATTCATTTCTCGCCGTACCGTTGACGGTGAGACAGATTTCAGTCGCTCCTGTTTCCAGTGCGCAATATGATCTGGCGTAATCTGGCGTAAAGGCCGTTTGAAGTGGTGGTAATCCATAAACTTCAACAGCCTGATCTTTTCCCATTTCGCGCCGCGCTTTATTGAGCTTACCTCTTTTAAATAACGGCCAAACAAATCCGGCCCGGTGCGCTTTGAATGGTCATCTTCACCCGGCGCAACGACTTTCAGCTCAGCTTCCCTCGCCACAGCCCATGTCATCGCCTCGCTTTTGGTGTCAAACGTGCGAGAGTCGCGCACAGTGTTGACGCAGAGTTCGGCGCGCCATGATTTGCCTCTTTTGCGTATTGTTGCCATTCGTCCTTGTCCTTGGCGTAACTGATAAAAATGTTGGCGTAACGCCGGGCGTAAATTTGGCGTAACGGGTCGCAAAATATACATAAAAATGGGGGATTTTGTATAGAGTTTTTACGCCATAGCATCCTTGCTGGTTTGGCTGCAAGCCAGTGTTCATGCGGCTTTGCGGGGATATATCGTAAATAATAATGGTGCCCAGAGGCGGCACCAAGAAGATTGAAAAATCAAACACTTAAAACTGTTTGGCGTAAATTTGGCGCAAAAAAATTATCCTGATGCCGACTTGCGAGGCCGACAGGAACCCGTCTGCGACTCCAACCACTTGCAAACATCCCGCGCCCTCCAACGCTTGCCTGATCCGCATTTTACAGACTCCGGGAATCCGGGCAGACCTAAAACCCGTTGCTCTACGTGCGTTTTTGAGTAGCACAGATACGCAGCAAGCTGATCAAGATCAAACCATTGCTGATCGAACGGCACGGCAACAGCAACGGCTCGCAGTGCGACTACTAGATCATGTACGTTAATGTTATTCACTTTGCCAGCTCCTCATTAAAATGTTACGCCATAAAATCCAGCGTTTCGACCCAACCAAAAACATTTTCTTCCGCCTGGGTATTAATCGTCTTTTAGTAACACGCATAGCGGTAAACGCCATTAATAAAAACCTTGCCACCTTGATTGTCGTCATCATTCTCAAAGCAAACTTCTGTATACGCGCCAACCAGATAAAAGCACGCTATGTTTCCACGTAGCGCCTGAATGTTTTTGAACATCAATCGACTCCTACTTAGTCTACCGTTAAGCCCTTGCGAGCCGGCCGGGAAAACTCCCGATCCAGTGTTGCCACAGGCCGTAGACGCCACGTTATGACGACTGTCGTCTAATAAAGTGTTAGGCCCTTAATCCAAGTGCCAGCAGATCGGCGTCCGTCAAACCTGCGGCCTTTGCCTTCGCCACCGCATCGCGCTTGGCATCAATCGCGGCCTGTGCAGCAACGTCCTCTCGGGTTGGCTCCACCACATTGATTGCGGGGCTCGGCGCGTACCACTTGCCGTCGATCTTCACTAGCTCCATCGACCGCACCGGGCCGTCACTGCCCTGCACATACTGCTTGTGCGCCATGCGCAGCGCGGTTGCTTCTGCGGAGCACACGGCAATCGGCACGTCATGGCCTCGCCCTTCGGTGAGGTCGGTGTTGGTGTATGCCACCCAAACAGTTCGCTTCTCGGTCATCTTGTCTATCTCCAGTTGTGCAACGGGCCTAACCAGGCGCTCAAGCGGACGCAGAGCGCCGCTTAGCTGTTGGGTTAGGCGTCTTTGCTCCAATCGCTGCACGCGTCCACATCGGGGCGGATTTCGTAGCCGTTTTCACGGTCGAATTGCTTTGACAGCCACACGTCACCTAGGCGGCTTGCGCCAACTACTCGCCACCGCTCGCCCTTGTATGTGCAAAACAGGGGGTTGGCCCTGATCCATGCATAGTCCTTTTCTGCCGCTGGTCTACGGCAGTGCTCCAGAAATTCCTTGGCCAACTTCTCCGCATCGTCTTTGGCCGGCAAATCCAGCCAGTCATCAATATGCATATTCAATCCTTCTACATTTGTGAGTAAACGCCTAACCGCCAGTTCAACTCGGACGCCCATTCGGGCGCCGGTTAACTTATTGGTTATATTTCTTCAATCTCTTTCATTTCGTCATCTGTAAGATAGAACCTAAGCACCTTTTCAAAACTTGCTACAGAGTCATTATCATACTTCTTGCATGATTTATATTTGCCTATCAAGTCACCTACAACAACCTCAAGAACTTGGTCATGTAAGATCGTAACTTTTGCAGAGCCAACCTTCTCAAGTTCTTTGTACTTCTCAATTAAACCTGTATCATTTTTAATGCTCATAGCTCGGCCAAAATAATAAAAATAAAATATAACAACCCATTCTTTCGGACTGCAAGCAGCCGCAAAATAGAAAGGTTATATGACTTTGTGCGCCATCATTGCCGCATAACAATCATTCGATCCGCGCATATAGCTTTCTTTGCTAATCTCTTTGGCAGCATCTAGTAATGCTGCAATTTGACCGCGCGCGGAAAATTGCGCGCCCAACTCGATCCTCATTCCCTTTCTTTCAAAAACTTTCAATATTTCTTCATCAGTCATAAATACCCCTTAGTTAATCGTCACATAACAACCTATTCCAGCGGATGCTTCGCACCTCTGAATACTCTGGTTAGCTGTCTTCGCTGGCATGTATAACCTCGCCAGCATCGTTAAATATTTTCATCTTCCAGTCGGGGTGGCAGTTCATGGTCCGTTTTTCGCCATCAAATAACACATCCAAATTTGCCGAGCCATTGCCGCCCCAAACTCGCCCAGCCTTCCCATTGACTTCACATCGCATACCTTTCTTTAATTTTGGTAGCCCGCGGTATTCAACAACGCGGTCAATAAACGCTTGCGTGTTTCTACTCATCTTCAACCCTCTAATCTGTTCAGCTAACAAGGCGTTCAACGGAATGGCCGTTGTGCTTGTGGTGTTAGGTGTCCAATATTGACCGTAGTGTCTTTCGGTATTTTTCATGATCTGCCAAACACCTATTCATCTGCTTATCAAGTAGCTGCTTGGCGGCGTCTTTCAGTGTTTCAACGGGCTTTCTTTTGCCCATCACCAAGTAACCTTTCTCGACCTTTTCTACCATGCCTAAAACATCATCGCCGTATAAAAGTCTGTAGTAAGGGTCGCTATGTAATTCAATCTTTAATAATTTCATGTACCTTTCCTACTCTCTTTCCCGACATTATTTAGTTTCACAATATCTGAGCACTAAAACTGCTTCAGGAACTTCTCTGCACACTTCACGTGTGCTGACTCCCCAGCAATTTCAGCTTTACCTATCTCATCGTTTTTTATGGGTAAATAGCATGACGCGCAAATGACACAGATCCCATCCAACAACTGAGCATACGCATACGGCTCTATGCCATTGTCAATACAATTTTCCCAATGTTTTGTATAAATGCGCATATCCATAACTAAAACCTCCGACATTATTTTAACTAGACGGAATCCGTCTATTTTCTGAATCAATGGAATCCTTCTAATAAGGTGTTATGTTCTATAATCGTTCAACTGTAATTCTAAATTCTGGCGTTCCGTCTGCTTTGCTTATTTCGACAGGTTTGCCAAACTTCAAAGCATGTTCAGCAACAGCAACTAACGCCTCAATAGTTACGTCTTTTTTGTTTGCGCTCCACGTTCTACCATCTTTTAAAACTGATCCCGCGAATATGGTTCCAGTAAGCGGGCTTGTTGCTATATGTAGGTTCTTACTCATTTCAAATCCTCAAAATTGGAACATAACAAAACATCAACGGACGCGCTACGCTTGCCGTTGCTGGCGAGGTTATGTGTCAGTCGCACCACCGTTGAAATGCAATTTCTTCGTCTGTAAGCGGTTTGTTGTCATCATAATTTATGGCTCGCTTTAGTTTAATTAGTGTGCAGATTTCTCCATCTGCTAGATCTAAATTTTCTTCTATCGTTTCTTTTATCGCATCTTTTAAACGCTCCGCTTCTGCAATAGCGTTATTTCGCTCTGTTTTTAACATAGTGACTACAGACAGCATTGCCGCCCATGTTGGGTTTTTTGGCAGCAGTTCAGATGGAAGTCGGTTAGCAATATCTTTCACAAAAAAGTGATCGTCACTGTCACATTTTTGCAGCCTTTCTTTAAGGCTGCGAATCTCTA